AATGTACGCAGTTTTAGACAAATCCGGAAAACCGAGTACTACCTTCATAACATACGCGGTTGAATGGTACATTGCCCACTTGTACGGACAGGAATTAACCGACCAGGATCCGTACCAAATTGACAAATTCACAGTGAACCTAATTAGAAAGGAAAAATAAAATGAAATCAGCCCCTTCAACAATAACTGTATTACACGACTCAAAAGAGTGGAAGACCGAATTGGAGGGTAAGATTGGCGAGATTAGAGTGGATGGAAGAAAACTAAACGATATTCATGATCTAGCTCTCAAGATCGACAGAATGACTACGGTCATTAAAACCCTTGCAGTGATGGCTACATTTCTAGCGATTATTGCACTTGCATGGGGGGTTTATGTCGGATCTTGGCTTGCAACTAACAAAGAGCAAATAGCATCAACCATGGACACTGCAGAAGATAGATTCTCAGCAAGAATCATTAAGTTAGAAAAACAAAGCAAAAGTTATGCTAAAAAACTAACTGCGCTCGGGTGGACATGGAAAGACGGCAAATGGCAACAGATTGTCAACAAGGACTAGAATCGTAGTATTGGCGGGACAAGTCACTTGCTTTGGGAGCAGGAGGCCGTGAGTTCGAATCTCACCGTCCCGACCACTTTAAAATAGCGTCAATCTCAGTAAATAAGCACCTCTCAGAAATGGGGGGTGTTTTTTTGTTTACTTCACTAAGTTTCATAAATACCCACTAATTCATGGTTTTTTTGTCAACAGTTTTGTCAACATGAAGGTAAGCATTAAGGAGCATAAAGTAAGAGGTAAAAAGAAATGGGTGGTGGATATGCTCCATGAAGGAAAAAGAAAGCGAAAATTTTTTAATTCTGCAATGGAGGCTAAAACATTTAATCCTTTGGAGTGGTTCACGGAAATTAAGAAAAAAGAACCCGTTGGTGAAGAAACACTATTATATATAGCCAAGGATTTATATTACCAAGATTACTTAAATAATAACTACAATCCAAATAAGCCAAAGCAAAAGGGATACAGAACCACCGTTGAGAGGGTAAATAAATTCACTACTTGGTTTGGGGAGGGTCGAGCAGTTCATGAGGTAACGGTAGAGGACTACAAGAAATATGTGAACTCTGGGAGGTGGTCAGAGGAAACAAAAGCTGGGTATAGTCGGGCTGTAAGAACTTTCATGGCATGGTGTGCTAAGCAAAACCTTGGAGGTAAAGTTACGGACTGGTATGCACAAACTAATCCCGATCTAAAGCTGACCAAGAAAAAGACCTATTTTAAGCTCCCAGAAATAGTCACACCTAAACAGGCAGAAGGCTTACTAAATGAGATAACGGACAAATACCGTCCTGCACTCGCCCTTATGCTTTTTGCGGGGATCAGGCCGGAAGTCGAGATGCTTACCCTGGATTACTCAAGGATCCGCTGGGGTAAATCTATCGGACTAAAAGCAGAACTTACAAAGACGGGCAGGGAGAGGTGGATCAAGCCACCCGATAACCTATGGAGCTGGTTGCCCAAGAAACCAATTAATATAATGCCTAGCTATAACTCAGTAAATAAAGCTAGATATAGAGCCGCTAAGAGGTTGGGGTTTGAATATCCACCAAATGGGGCAAGGCACTCTTTCGCAAGCTATGGATATTGGCACCTAGGGTTTGAATCCGCACTTGATATTATGGGGCATATGTCATCAGAAACATTCCTTAAGAACTACAAGAACAATAGAGTAGATCCGGAATCTGCGTCCGAATATTTCGGAATATGTCAAGCGGGGTAGTAAACAATATGTTACACCCCCGATACACGAAATTTCGTGTTGCATTTAAAAAATAGTTTTTTACTTTCTAAAACATGGAGGATAAGGAAAAAGAAAACATCTGGAGACAGGATGAGGCTATGTCTTGCTATGAGCGAGTTAAGCCTTTGCTTTCTGAATACTTCGATGACTGGATTATAACTGGTCGTCGAGCTGGTTGCGGAACAAAAGTAATAATCGGGGACTACAGTCAAAAGAAACCCGACATGAAACAACTAATGTCCAATGCCAAAAAATGGAAAGCAAACACCCTGGCAGATTCTAATTAAGTACCCACCTGTCTTTGTGCGTTTATACGCCAAGGAGAGAACAGGTCAAAGAATGCACTGTGCCTTAAGCGATCAAGAGATAGCTATAAGGTCAAATCTGCCTGTCGATAGAGTAAGAAGGATATCTCGCATGACCTCATGGGAGGATGTCACTATTGGGGATGCGAAGAGATTCTGTAAAGGATGCAACTTCGACCCATTCAATTACTTAGATAGAAACAGGATATCTGCATACTCACGCCGAGGTACATACGCTTTCTTACGAAGGAGCGACCACTGGGATACTACATTTCTACCACTTATTAAAATATTTCAAGATGCCCAGAACGCATAAAATCAAGACAGATGTTCTCGCCGCCGCCCTCAAGGAGTATGACGGGAACTACGAAAAGGTAGCTGAACATTTTGGAACAACTGCAAAGAAAATACGGGAGCGGGTATACCATGACCCCCAACTTTACTCTATATGGGTTAAGAACGGAGTTAAAGAAATGAAGCCAGATGGCATAGAGCTTATGGAGCGTCAGCATGAATTTGATGACGAGAAAGGATCACGCCTGCTCGAGGCATTAGATAAAAACAGTAGGTATGTTTTTAATAACGAACTAGAAGGTATACTTTCAAATAAGGACAATGTAGAGAAACTACAGATATTCAAAGACTTTGATGACTCCGTGGGCTTACTAATGGCAGAGGCTTTGCGTGTTACTCAGAAAGTAAATATCCGTCAGAATATGAGCTTATTTGAGGTTACGGAAGCACTTAAGGATGCACTTGACGGAGATGATATGGACCCCGAAGAAAGGATACTTCAGACGAGACTATTTCTCCAGGCAACTGAACAACAAGGAAAGTTCTACGACCGACTACTAAAAGGATTAGAGTTTCAACTTAAATTAGCCAACGAGAAGGATAAGCGTGAAACTAAAAAGAAGCCTGGCTTCCGACCACTAAAGGAACTAAAGGATGCCGAGGAAGAAGAAAACTAAGGTTGACCATAAGATACTACTGGAGAAGTTTGCTCCAGAAGAAGAGACCTTAGATCAGAAAGATACCGAGCCTTGGATGCCGTCTTTGACTATCACGCAGAGAAAAATCTTTGACGATCCAGCTAAGTACATCCTTGCATATGGGGAGAGAGGTTCCGGAAAAACATACTCCTTGGGTGGTCATAAACTGGTCCGACATTGCTACGAAAACTTTAATGCACTAGCTTTAATCATAGTTGGCGTCAGGTCACAGGCGACTATGGGTGGCGTGTGGCATAAGCTACAGGTTGAAATACTACCCGAGTGGGTAGAAGGTATAGGATTAGTTCACACAGATGAGAGACAGGATACCCAAAAGAACCTATATATAGATATCGAGAATCGTTTTGGTGGACACTCAAGAGTGTGCCTTATTTCCATACCCTACGGTGCTTTTATCAAGGATCGAATAAAAGGTTTTGAGCCTAGCTTAATTTTTGTAGACGAGCTTACCAACTTGGATACTGATGATTACTTCAATGCGGTAGTTCAGCAGTTGGGTAGAAGGCAAGGTATCCACGGCCCGCAACAGTATCTAGCGGCATGCAATCCCGATGGTCCGAGCCATTGGGTGTATAAGAGATTCTTTGAAGACCCGTATGATGACGATGGAAACTGGAATAAGGACTATGCAGTTTATCATGTAAAGATTGAGGACAATATAGATAACCTCCCAAAGGGGTATTACGACCGCATTCAGGAGGCAGTTAAGTCAGACCCCATCGAGGAAGCACGAATGGTTCGCGGGGAATGGATCGACCGCCCAGCGGGTAATGCTATATTCGGCCCTTACTTCAATAAAACATTGCATATCCGTGGGGACAATAAGAAGGGCATACTCCCTAATAAGAATTACCCTATAGTAGTAGGATGGGACCCCGGCTCGGTAAACAATGCCATAATCTTTATGCAAACCTTACCTGGTGCAGATAAGACTATATGGACGGTGTTCGATGAGTTTGTAACTATAAATAAAAAGCTACCATACACCACGCTAGTTCCATTGGTTATGCGTAAGATGGCATACTGGAATAGAAAGTGCGGGCACAAATTTAACTACATACATGTGAGTGATAACTCTGCTTTTAATCAGTTCCGCGCGAAAACGGGCTCCTATGATGTAAAAGATATCGAGGAGATATCAAAATCTAAGGCAGAGACTTTTAATATGAGTCCGATTCGTATGAGAGCGGCTCCAAAGTTTAACGGGTCAGTGGAGGCACGGGTTAGGCTTACTATAGCCAAACTACAATCTGAGGAACTTTTAGTGTCATACCAATGCACCAATATTAAAAAAATGTTTCAGAACTTAATATCTGAGAAACCAGGTAAAACATACGACCCCAATATAGCATTTAAACCTAAGCGATCAGTTTATGTTCATGCCTTTGATGCGATGTCTTATGTCATTATTTATTACGACTCCATGCACTTAGGTAATAGACCTGAGCCAAAGACAGAAATCATGGATATTGGCTCTTGACTTTTTGTAACACTAAAACAAATGTAACAATATCATGCACATGGATTCTATAACCAACTTCGACCTTGAGATGTATCCGGACATTTTGGAGATGCTAGACGGGGTAAAAGTAGGAGATGTAGTTCGCATTTCTGGCTCCTTTCAGGTTAAGGAGTTGTCCGACAAGCGATTTACAGCCTCCTTTGACGATAGTGACGCAGATATCAGCATCGTAAATAAGAGTGAAGACTCCGAGGACGAAGACGATACAGACGAGGAAGAGCCCGAAACTCAAGAAGCTTCCGGGTGATTCAACGCATGCGACATCTGCTTCGATCATTATGGATGCGCATTATGCGCGTCTGGGAATTAAGAAAAGATGGAATAAAGAAAGAGTAGATAGGCTATGTGGTTTTTTAAGAATGAATTACGGGGAGATAGCAAGTCTACTGCTCATGCCTCATGCGGAGTTCATTAGAAAGATAACATCACCAAAACCATTAGATGGCCCACTGTGCTTACTTCTTACGATAATAGAGAGAAGATATCTGTATAACTACACAAAGGATACAATAGACAACTTATTTAATTTTACCGATGGTCAATAAGGAAATACTTAGGAAGTTCGGATGCACACAGGATAGGCTCCGTGAAATATTCACTGCTACGGAAGGAGAGGATTTTTACACCCGCCAACATTTCCAAGACATGATTCAGTCCAGGATACTCGAGGGTATCCGCTCATGTGCAGAGCATGCTAAGCTATATATGTCCGTTGATATGGCATGGGATTCATTGCCCATCAATAAGTCGACCATTCCTTTACTCCAGTATGCGCAGGGTAAAATCAATTTAGAGGATTGCCACGATAAACTGCAAGATATCGGTGTGGCAGATAAGTTTTGCGAGTATGATGACGAAGGGCAGTTAAAGAACATCAATGCACTTAGGTTATATGAAGTTTCCGTTAATATTATTAGGTCTTATGTTACTCGGCGTGTTGCTGCTCAAGCTAGTCGATTCTGTAATCTCTTCCCATACTTCAAGTATGAGCCAAGAAGCACTTCGCTCACAGATAAGCTAAGGGCAGATGTTTTATCTCAGCGGGTTGAGATTATGGCTGAGCAATTTGGCTATAGGCATCAATTTGAACAGGTTATTAGGCACATGTTTATGTATGGGCACTCGATTGCATTTCCTGAGACGGCATGGACGGAGGACATACAATGGAGATACTCCAAAGATGATCTTACTGGAGGGGATGACTTAGAGTCATATGCAGAAAAAGCAGGGGTTAAATTTATTACTCCTCATCCAACTAGGGTGATAAGGGACATATCTCGTCCTTTGCATGATGTAAATAATAACCAAGGCCCCGAGTGGATAGGTTACTGGGATATCGTGAGGTACGGGGATATCAATAAGAATCCTGCAACATGGAACTCAGACAAGATCAGTTTTACCAATAGTCTTTCGTCTATATATAATACATATGCAGACTTCTTTGGGTATTACTTTAAGGATGATGTAACCTTTCCTAGGATCGGAGATATGTTCTCATTTAAGAACGAGCGTGTAGCACAGACTGGATTGTATGCCGCAGAGGACGAGGACAAAGGCATGTTCGTTACTCAAATGTATATGCGGGTAAATCCAAAACGGGACAAGCTAGGTGATTACCCACATGATGTTTGGCTCAAGCTAACCGTAGCTAGTGACGAGACAGTACTATATGCGGAGTACCTCCCATCGTTACCAGCCGTTTATGGTGGTATAAATGAGAATGATGATCGCATGGCGAATATATCAGTCGCTCACGAAATCATGCCATACCAAGACCAATTAACAAATATACTCAACTCTATGCTAGAGCAGATGAAAATGAGTATGTTTAAAATCTTTGCCATAGACCAGGACGCACTAGATGACGATGTAAAGGAGTATATCAAGAACGCACTAGCGGACGATAGCTTCTATGCTAAACCAAAAGCGTTATTCTACTCTGGTCAGAAAGCGGCAGACCTCGGCATCAATAACAATGACTTTATTCGTGTAGTAGATGTACAGAAAGAACTATCCGCAGGGATCAATCAATCGATCCAAGCTATCCTCCAACTACTGAATCTCGTTGAGCGTTTGCTGATCCTTTCTCCACAAGAGTTAGGACAGCCCGCTCCTCGGGAGATATCTGCAACTGAAGTAGCAGAGATTGCAAATACTACTAATAGTATCTACTCATTTATATCTGAGGGTGTGGATGATATGCGTGCCGCCATGAAGAAAATAATCTACGAACATCTAGTTAGTTGTTCCTCAGATACTTTCATCGTACCAATTAAGGGCAGATACTCCGAGCAGATCATCAAAGAAGCTGGATTTGATGTAGAGACATCAGGTGAGCCTATGGCTTCCAAGAGGAATGTAATTGGAAAACCAGAAAACCTTATTTACGAGTATCTGTTTAGTGCTAGAGATGGAGCTGAGAGAGCAAGGGATACACAATCTGCCCAGGTGCTTGGTCAGCTACTCATGCAACTATTACAGGTGCCCGATATGGCAAAATCTCTAGGCAGGGAGCGTATATTTAATATGTTTAATGAAATCTTCCGTATGTCGGGAGCGCACGACCTCAAGTTAGAAACAGATGAGGCAGATGAAACACAAGAATTAACAAATGTAGGGAATGAGCAATTCCTTGCGCAACTCAGAGAGCAATGGCCCCAAGTTCTCAAGATGCTAGAAGCTTTAGTCCAAAAGGAAGCACAGGCACAGCAAGGTCAAGGACAACCTGGTTCCCGTCCCGCACCTTCTCAACCTGAGCAACAAGCAATGACATCACCTGAACAACAAGTCCAACTATGAGCGAAGAAGAAACCGCAACTGAACAAGTAGAAACAGAAGAAGCTCCCAAGCAAGAGGAGCAATCTAATCCATTATACAAGACCCTCTTTGATATTGCAGAGGAAGTAACGGAAGAAGTAGAGGAGGAGCAGAAGGCTCCAATAAGAAATTTATCAGAAGCAGTTGATGCGGAAGAACCTGTACAGGAAGCTGTACAAGAAGAGGCTAAGCCGGAAGCGGTAGAACCTGAAAAAAAAGAGCCTAAGAAAAAGAAACTGCGCAAGGTAGTAGACCCAGATGTTCCTGATGCAGTCAAGAAGCAACCAGCATTTCAACAACAAGAGGCGGAAGATCACTACATAGATACTGAGGATCAAGAGTTTATGGACTCTTTGATTCCTGAAGAAAAAGTAGTGTACGAAAAAATTCTTTATGCTGATAAAAAACTGGGTGGTGAGTACAAAGGTAAATCCAGTCAATTTAAGTCCTTTCTGAAGAAGAGTAAGGATTACATAGAAAAGAAGATGTCAGAGGATGACTTCTATGATCCATCACAGGACGAAGACTATACCAATTTCATTAAAAAGAACCGACCAGCCTTTAGTCGGGCTGATGAAGATAAAGCATATCGGGAGATGATCCTGGAGGAAGCTGAAAAGCGATCATACAGAAAGACCTCAGATCGTATTGAAAACTTAGAGCGTCAATTAAAAAGATACGAGGTCCAGCCAAAAGTCCAGCAAGCAAAAGCTAATTTCCGCAGGGTAGCACAGAACACAATCATACCTGAAGAATATAAAAAGATGCTAGGAGAGGGCAGACAGGAGGATATCCAGAAGTTTGCGCAAGAAAACCCATTCGAGTACAAAATACTTGAGAACTTTACTCAACAGTTACTTACTTATAGTGATGCGCTAACTGATATATTCTTAGACCCTAGTACACAACTAGACCTGGAGAATAATCCTATCCATCAAGAATTAAATCAGTGGATAGAAAAAGAGCAGGAATCTTTTATACAATCTGGACAAACCGAAGAAGATGGTAAGTTGTTCATGAGAAGAGAGCGGTACTATGCTCTGCCAGAAAACAAAAGAGCGGAGTACTATACCTGGTCTGATAATGATATCATGAAGATTCTAGCAATCAGGTATCAGAACCTTGTGAATAATGCACTAAATCAACAGAAACAACAGATGGAAGCGGCGGGTTACACAAAATCACAATCCGTTCAGCAACAACCTGTTCAACAACAACCTGTTGCGCAAACTAAGCCAAAACCACCTTCTGTTTCCGCAACACCTAGGCAAGGTAATACCGTGGACTCTAAACCAGCTAATCCTAAACAAAATGCACTACTTGGTGCGTTAGGTTTGTAGATACTAAAACATAGTTTTAGGTTTTTTAGTAAGAGTATAGCAAAACCCCAATTTTGGGGAAATTTGCAAAAATTTCGTAGGTTCAATGATTTAGGGAGCTTTTCTGTTATTATTAGGGTGTAACACGAATTTTCGTATAACACACAATCAATAATAACAATGGCTGAAACAGATCAAAACATTAGTGCGGTACCTACCGCCATCTCCGGACCAACAAGTGGCAGTAGCGCTTCAACCCTAATTAGGGACGCAGGCGTAGGTCGCATCATTAAAGTTGATGATTCCACTGGTTGTACACTTACTAACGCCTCCATTAAGGGTTTAACTCCTGCGGAATTTGAAGCTCTTTCCAATAAGGAAATTGACTTAGCTCGTGTCATCGCAAGCTCTGCCGAAGCAAAAATGCTTGGAGTCCGCGAAAGAGGATTAGTTGACCTTCTTAATAGCTCGATCACAAACATTAAGCCTTTAATCAATAAGGTAAACATTTCCGAGCAGTCCATCATTCTTCCATACATCCAACGCCGTCAGCGTTCTGTAATTAACAGTGGTTACTTCGCAATTCGTAGCGGTAAGCTTGCTGATGGAAGCTCCCCAATCTCTGCTGGTTTTGACCGCAAAGGTGGAGACTATGAGATCACCGTAAATATGGGTGCTTCTGATTGGGCTACTCCAATCGATCACATCGAGCGTTACTTCCTTACCGGAGGTTTTGTTATTGTTAATCACTGGAGCGGAACCGATCCAATCGAAGTACAATTCCAAATCATTGGTGCTACTAATGCTGACGATTCTACTAATAAGCTTTCCCAAGCTAAAGTAACTCTTCGTCCGATTGGTAAGCAAATCTCTGCTACTGGATACACTGATTCTGAGTGGACTGCTCTTGATGCAGACTTCAAGGCTCAGTACGCTCCTTCCTATGGTGTTGTGCAGACCGTCGCCAACAATGTTAACGACTTCGAAGAATGGTGCCGTAATCAGCCAACCGACCTCAGCGTTAAGTTGATCGTCAACTGGTTACAAACCACTCGTGAGTCCCGCACGATTGACCAAACCTATCGTGAAACATTGCAAAAAATCATGAACGGGGATGTCAACAGCTACCTCAAATCCATGGTTTACACTCCTCTTGCTGAGCAAAACAAAATTGCCGCTCAAGCATCCCAGGAGCAATGGTTGCGTGCTACTTGGTTCAATCAACCAATCAATGCCGCTCAAACTCCTGAGACTTACATGCAACTTCCTGCGGTCACTGACCCAGAAGATGACACTTGTACGCTTGAGTACAAATCCAACGCACTTGGTATTAAAGCTCTCTTGGCTGAGTCCAATCGTGTGGTCAACAAAGCTGGTGGTGTTTACACCGTAGAGGATCTCCAAAAGGATATCTACTACTTGAAGCGCAACCGCGAGCAAGACGGATCAAACATCAGCGTCGTTGATGTAATGACCGACCGCTTCACCTACAACAAGCTTTTCGAAGTATTTAATCAATACTACAAGGCTCGCTACGGATGGGGACTTGATCGCAATGCTCAAATCAACCAGCAAATCACTCACAATGGCATCTTGTTATTCAACTACTCGATGTTCGATTTGCCAGAGGTTGGATGTCAGCTTGCTGTATTCCACGATCCTTACTTCGATGACCTCATCAATCACCAAGCTCCATTGTTCGGTGCTACTCTTGATCCAGATGGTGACAAGGTAGTTGATAAGGAAGGAAATCGTTCCGCAATCGCCGCTAATTCCGGTGGACACGCTAACTACTCAAAGGTTATGCGCTCCATGTGGTTTGTTGATTGGTCTGATGTAAAAATCGGTATCGCTGGAACTAACTCCATCACTCGCAAGCAACCACATCCTGAAACGGATCGCTTGTACAAATGTCGCATGGCTCACAAGGAAACTGAGTACTCACTCCGTTCCACCAAGTGGACCACGATGATGGATGTTCCTGCTCGTCACTTGATTGTTGAAAACTTCGATGCTAATTCCGACGTTGCCAACTGGTCTGACTACATCTCTTAATTAACTCCTTAACGCCTCATTCCTCTCCCCTTGAGTAACGGGGGAGAGGGTGGGGTTTTTTTATATGAAATACATTTTATTCAAACGAGTACCCTACGACTACGGAGCCGAGTACCAGAGATTTACTAACGGAGTTGTTAAGCGTGGTATTGGTGCTTACGAAGAGCAGGATGCAGAAATCCTACTTGAACTTCATGGAGACCTGGTTGAGGAGATATCTGAAGAAAGATATGAGGAGCTAAAAAAAAAGCTGAATCTTCCACCAACGAGTTTTCGAGTTTTCGCGACGCAACCCCAAGATCCCGCGCGCAATCCGGATGCAGTGTATGCAGACAAAGAAAGCAACCAATCAGCATCGTCTGACGCAGAGGATTTAGTAGAGGTAAGTGAAGCAGTCGTAGAAGATCCGCTAGAAGGAACTGAGTAATGAATAGAGACACGGCCGTAGGTTTAGCTGGAACATTTGCCAGCTTCACCTTGGATACTGTTCATTTGGTTGCGGCTACCGTTTGTGCCGTATTGACGGCTGTCCATCTTAGTGTTAGCATATATGTGAAACTCAAGGGGAAGGACAAACAAAGTGACGGATCTAAATAAAACAGGTACATTCGCGGCTACTACAGACAATAATTACAACACAATTCCGTACCATCGTGCTAAATCCTTTCGTGTAACTAATTTTACTGGCAAAGTAGTAGGTATACGCCGAAAGCACAACTCCCTACTGGTTGATGGATTCAACGATAGGGACTTTTCTGAGTGGAATGGGGATATCGAGTACTTAGAGGAAGAGCTTGAAGGTACAGGAAGTGCAGTAGTAGACGGCACAGCCCACAGGGTTCTTACCGATCAAATTGTAAAAGAAGGATCGGAGGTAGTTTTTCGCATAAGAACCACATCTGCAACCAATTACTCATATACATTATCTGTAATAGATGATGTGGCTAGGATTGGCTTAGGTTATGCAAGTTATGCAACGATAGACAATACTAACTCAAAGAGTAACACGATATATGATGTCACTCTTGTGCTAAATCCAATAAAATCTACTTATGTATCCTACATCGAGGAACCAGGTAAAGATCGAATAGAGTTATCATCAGGAACAGGCACTTACGGGTCAGGACTTCTTCAAAATTCGCTTGTGTTAATTGAGGCCAATCAAAGGTTGCTGGTAGACCCAATTATATACAATCAGAAAGTAGATTACTCAGTAGAACATATTGGTCACGGAGGTAGCTACACTTATCCATGCGATAATAGCACATCTGAGTACGAGATAGTAAATCTTGGTAGTGACGCAATGAATTACTCGGATAACACGCAAACCATCTCAATAAGCGGGTTTTATGCAAGATGAAATTAAAGTTAGCGAGGGGTATCAGCCCGCCCATCAATATATCAGCTTCGTAGAAGGCTCATCATCTGAGGCACCTGATCCATCATCATACCCACTACAAGTCCTTGAGGCAGATCATAACTTAAATCACTTAGATGGAGGAGACCCTACTGATGGATTTGCTCCATGGGTTACAGATATCCTCGTTTACCCAAGTAGCGAGTATTGGGAAGGACTGCTAGATGGAGATAAAATTAGGCCATATTTTGATCTTAGTATTTCAAATTATAATACACTGAGAGTACCATCCGCTATACATAATTATGACCTGTATGTAGATGATGCCACGGTGTATGGAGATTTAGTAATACACGGAGAGGTAACATTTTCCGGAGAAATAGAAGTTAGTGGGAGCCTTAACTCTGTAGATATAACAGCAAGCGGAGATATTACCTGTAACAGCATAACTGGTCAGGCAAGGATTACTGCACCCGTTAAGTATGTAACGCAGGCAGAGTATAATCTATCTGCTAGTGAAACTGGCACCATATTGCAATGTGATCCGAGTGCTGGTAATACTAATTTCAGGTTTCCTAATGATGCAACAGATGGGGTGTATTTTACAATTATGCTCACAGGCACAGGTAAGACCGTAACATTTCCGAACCTACAAAACGCAAAAGGGACTCAATTAACAGCCAAGTTTTCTGCATGCACAATATACTACGCTAGTGGATGGTACGGAATGGGTGACTTAATATGATCGCACTTATTGATAATACTGAGCTGAAGTTACCAGCTGATGCCCAGCATCCAATATTTGCTCTTTCCATGAGAAGAAAGCTTAGAGGAGCATATGTGGGACAGTATTTTAGATACAGAGAGGGCGGGGTCGAATATACATACCCAAATAGAAATCCTGGTAATGACGCATACTTGATCGAGATCTATGACCAAAAATCAAAATTTGGATATTCTCAATTTAATGCAGTTCAGAACGATGAAAGTAAGCAACCTAAAATAATTGAGACAAATGGGTACTACTCTGCAGATTTTGAGATAGGTCAATACCTAGAACTAACAGGAAACCCGGAGCAATATGTAAACGAAAATTTTACCGTAACCCTAATTGGTGACGGAGATAGACCGAGGCCAATGTTTTCTGTATTTGGAGAAACTGACTCAATCACATTAGAGCCTGGTGAGCCAACTAGATTTACATTTAACAGCAACTCTGGCTCCATCAGTGGAGAGGCAAATGACAAAATAAACCAACTCTTCTCTGGTATAGATGCTTCTCAGAATGGCAAGAGGGTATTACTTATGAAAAGTGATGGAGGTGGAAGAGGTCAAAACCTTAACGATAACATATCCACAAACTTTACTACTACTGCCATAGGGAGAGAGAAAGACAGATTCTTTTCGGGAACTTTTGTAGAGTGTACCATGCACGACGGAGACTTAAGTAGGTATGGTGCGGATAAGATCTGGAATGAGGCAAAAACTGCATACTGATATGTTTGAATTGATAACAATGTTTTTAACTGGTGGCGGGAGTGCCGCACTTGGATCTATCTTGAAAGGTGTATTTGGTGCAATAAATGACTCTCGTCAGCAAAAGTTTGAATTAGAATTAGCTAGGGAGGCACGTGGAAATGAATTTGCACTTAAATTTCAAGAACAACTTAACAGCGGTGAAGGTGGTAAGTTTACTCGTGCTACTCGCAGGATGCTCGCGCTCATACTTGTCTCCACGCTCTCAGCCGTCGTCATCCTCTGCACCCTCTTCCCAAGTGCAGAAATCATTACCCTCACCAACCCTAGTGGAGAGGGTTCAACAGAGTTCCTCTTTGGGCTCTTCTCTTTTCCAGCTAAGCAAGCCCCTATATCGCTAACTACCGGCCACCTAGCGACCTACTTCGTTGTAATTATATGCCCCATGGTCGTCGGATTTTACTACACTCCCGGAGGTAGAAGATAATGAATTGGCAAGAATTTAACGATCAAGTACGAGTATTTCTTATTGTAGATAGCGAGCGAAAAGGTAGGGGGGTACAAGAGAATATTGACTCACTTATTGTTGCTTCTGTGGTAGACCTACAAAGGTATGTTCCTGCAATTAGGCAGAACCAGTACAAGTTTTATTCTAACTCTAGTTTGGTCGAACCAAACCCAGACGACTTAAGTAACGTAAATTCGGAAGATTTAGATGTGCATAAGGGCGAGTTTGCTATGTCCAATGTACGGATTAAGCAAGTAGTTGTACGAAGAGTTGCAACTGAAGAAAATGGGCAGACATACTCAAGGTATTTTTACCCAATATCTATCCCATGGGAGTCAAGATTTACTTTAATAGATGGTGGGGTAACTGAAAGAACAAATAATATACCTGGAAGAATAACTTTTGGTCAGGACCGATTCTGGACCGCCCCAAAACTTCGTGATGACGAGGCTATGTATATTTACTTTGAGGGTGAATTTAGACCAACCCCAATCTATAGAGCCACTGATGATGAGAAAAATGCCCCTGTCATATTTGATGAAATGGAAGCAAAGGCATCTGCTGGATATGTAAAAGCGCACCTTGCGCGCGATGTAGATAATGACCTAGCTCAGTACCAAGCTTACATGCAAATGTACCAAAAAGAGCGGGCTCAAATTTTTATTAACCGAAAAGAATATCAAACATCGTCGATAGAACAGATTGCCAATAGCACAGGTGTTGGCGGAGGAGGATTTGTAATAGGATGACCGTACAAAACAGAACTACCCTAAAGTCATACTTTATAACAGGAGCTTCTCCTAGTGAGTCGGACTTCAGTGACCTTATTGATTCTACCTTATTGGTAGAAGATATAGTAGATAGCCTAACATCTACATCAACCTCTGATCCGCTTTCTGCGGCAATGGGTAAAATTTTAGGGGACTCGATTGACGGACTTGATTTAAGAATTACTTCTCTTGAGAACACCGAAGCAACATTTGCCAGCAACTATTACAATAAGACAGAGGTAGATAACAAGATTACAGCTGTAGACAATGTAATTAACGACCTTCCTTACGGAGCAGATATTTCAACTTTAAGCGGTCAAATAACCGACCTTAACGAATCATTATCAAGCAAAGCAGATATTAGCCACACACAGGAAATATCTTCGGTTGTAAATTTACAAACAGAACTAGATACAAGAGCAACTGTTGCTCAACTCAATGATGTAAGAGATTCTTTAATTGCAAGCATAAATGCAATAGACGGAGTGGATGGATCTGTAGACCTAACGGGTATAAACTCATCAATAGCTAATTTAAATAGCGAAGTTGATGCCTTGGAAACCAAGGTAAACTCTCACCCTCTTTATACCAACCTAAGTGATCTACCAAGCGCCACAGATAATCATGGCATGTTTGCTCATGTTCATGCAGAGGGTTCCGCATACTTTGCGCATGCTGGTGCATGGGTGAAACTGGCAAGCATAGATACAGTAAACTCACTTATTGCAGATATCGAACTGGAAGATCATAAGCATGTAACTGCGGATATAACTGATTTTAACGCAGAGGTTCAGTCAAAAACCAATCTACTTGTATCTGACCATAGCTCTGCAACAAACAATCCTCACAATGTAACCAAGGCACAGGTAGGTTTGGATAAGGTAGAAAATCTTACCCCTTCCGAAATAATTTCTCAAGCAGGAGGAGTTAGTCAGCTTGATATAGATACTGTTACTAATTCATTAAGTACACATATAGCTGATTCAAATAATCCGCACGGAGTAACTAAATCAGATGTCGGGCTATCGAATGTCCCTAATGTAGATGTATCCGTATTACTATTTGACCACTTAACTGATTCTAATCCCCATAATATAGATCTTTCCTTTTTTGATGTTTACGCTACCGCAGAGGCGGATGCTAGAACTCAATTTTATATTGATTCACTAAGGTACGCATTCACGCCGCTTGCAAATAACGACTCCGCTGGTGCTGTAGGAGACTTTGCGTATGACCAAAGCAACTTATACTTTAAGGTAAGTAATTCAGAGTGGGGAAAAATTCCACTTAATCCTGTATATATACAACGACCAGCAAATCAGGAAGATGTAGATGCAGGACTGGCAAACTCAGTTGGGGACCTCATAACAGTAAACGAAGTAGAGCTACAAGAGGTCACTCAAATAAATATTACGGAAAACTTCAATATAACAAATAATGAAGGAGACCAGGTATTTAACATAACCGAAGAAGGAGATGTCCACCTAACGAGTACGTCTATTGAAAATATTACCATTGAAGGTGATACAATTATCAATGAGAATATCTCATCCTCAACAGAGCAAATAATCATACAGGATAGCACCACCATTCAGGGTGATACGATTATCCAAAATAATGATTTCAGCGTAACAAATGTTACAAACGAAGAAGTATTTAAGGTCACAAACGCGGGTGATGTCACGATTGGCGGAAGCATTTCATCAACCACAGAAAACATAACGATTGAGAATAACACCACGATTGACGGAACCACTACAATCACTGGTAATACTACAATCTCTGGTGATACTACAATCTCTGGTACGGCAACTATTGACACAATAACCTCTTCCTCGGAAACAGAGAAAATAGTGCTTTCTGGTGAATCGGAAGTGACGGGTGATTTTACCGTAACCGGATCTACCCATATCGGGGGTGATATTACGACCGAATCATCCACTTTAAATATAGGCAGTCCGACCACGATCGAAGGCAATTTAGTAGCTCCATCTTCAGACCTTGAGCTTCTTAATACTCGTGAAGTAACATTTAGAGAGCCTGGATTCTTTAATGATCCACAGACTGTATCGAAAAGTACAGGGCTTAGCATAAATCATTTTAATGGAGATATTGCGTCAAGAATCATTATATCAGACCCTCAGAATGGATTTTTTGAGGTAGCATATAAGTCTGATCTGCCTGATTTATCTGATTATGCCCTTAAGAGCGATCTTCCCACTTCTGGTAATGATTCCACGGAACAAAATAACACAGGGGGTACGGAAACGGATATCATAATTCCAGGCGTAACTGGGGGTGAATTATCAGGGTACGCCTATAGTCCGTCCGGCAAGTATGCTATAGACTACGGAGGAGATGAGACATATGGAACTGGAGATGATGTCGATGAAGAGTACTGGAGTCTTACTACTGCAAGTGCCGTCAATACTGGATTGATAATAGACTTTGGTGATCCTGCGACTAATCCATATATAAGATACAATATATTTAGTAGTAAGTGGGATGTATTTGACGGACAAGACATAACTGTAATTGGAGAAACTCCTGTAGTAGCTGAGCTTTTATTTGAAAAAGAAGGCTCAGACCCATACATAAGATTCGATGAAGTTTCAGGTCAGTGGACAGCATTTAATGGGACACAGCTAGTAAATATTGGTCAGTCGACCACTACAAACACCACTATTAATGAGACCACTGTATTACAGCAGACCATTATTCAGCAAGGGCTCACAATAGATGCGCAATCAGGCGGAGAGGAAAACGGATATGCCTTTACGGAAGGTTCCGGGAAATACTCAATAGACTATGGAGCCGATGATACTTTCGGAACTGCTGATGATGATGATTCTGAGGACTACTTCGAGGTTGATGCCGAGTCATATCAGAGTTCTGGTCTAACAGTCAATGTAGGATTAAATCCAAATCCTTCTATCTTGTATGATCCTACTGAAAATAAGTGGGAAGTAAAAGAGGGTGGAAGTAATGGAACTTTCCACCTTGGAGACTCGTACACAAAGACTGAGTCGGATGACAGGTACTACTCAAAAACACAATCAGACGGTAATTACTACACAAAGACTGAGTCGGATGGCAGGTATAAGGCAATCAATAATGTCCCTGTAGAACTTTTTGTTGATTTACCTGGTACTACTGCAGACCCATACATAAGGTTTGATTCGGTAGCTGGTGAGTGGCAGGTTTTTAACGGGTCAACTCTCGAGACAATAGGGGCATCCACAACCATCATTAACGAGGGTGATAACATCACTAATACGACTGTGCTAGAGCAGACTATTGTTCAGCAAAGCCTTACAGTTGATGGTACTACCGGGGGTGAAAAGAATGGGTACGCATACTCGGAGTATGATGATGGTACAGGCACGCTCGTGGGTCAAAAGTACTCAATAGATTATGGTGCAGACAATACCTTTGGCACAGCTGATGATGATGACTCTGAAGACTATTTCGAGATTGAGGAGAGTGCATATAATAACGCAGGATTAACGGTAGATGCAGGTTTAGATCCAAATCCCTCTATTAAATATGTTTTAGACGAAAATAGGTGGCAAGTTAATGACGGAGGAGCAAATGGAACCTTTTATCTTGGAGAGGCTGAAGGTTATGTTGCATATGATGGAGCGCAAACATTAACAGACGCAGAGAAATTACAAGCAAGAACCAATATAGGCGCACAGGTAGAGGGTAATTATTTAACTTCAGTACCATCTGAATATCTTACTGAAGCAGAAGGAGATGTTAGATATTACACCCAAGCTGAAGTTGATGCTATTGCCGCGACATTTCCAACTAGGCAAGAAATGCTTGAAATGATTGTCGCGGCAAATAATGGAACTCTTTTGGCTCCTGAATACTCCGCTGGAGCGGGAGGTAATTACTCAATAGACTACGGTGCGGATGGCATATATGGAACTGCAGATGACGGTGACAATACTGCCGATCAGGATTATGCCTATGAACCGTCATTAGCGGAAGCGGCATAATGGCTAGACGGAAAGCATATAAAAATATTACGATCCACCCAGCACAAGGTGGTGCTTTGATTGGGTCTGCTTCAGATGATGTACCAATAACTCAAGAGAAAAACTTTCTTTCATCTTCAGCTAATTATACTACAAAATTAAACTTCCGTAGAGAGACAGATGGGGAATTAAGAAGAGAGGGCTGGGAGCTTTTTACTCCTTCGGGAAATGGTAGTGAAGGTTGGGGTATTGGTAACTCATTTGATTTTATTAACTCAGAGTATCCGATACGGGCAATACATCAGTTCCCTGGGACAGATGGAACTCCTGTGCTTATAGCTATTGCTGGCCCCCATGTACTAAGACTATTCTCTAGTGCTGACACTTACGCAAAAGACTACCAGAATCCTAATGCGCTTTATGCAGTGGACACATTTGGCAATGAATATTGGCTAGGTGCGGGCGAAGATTTCTATTGGAAGCAAATATATATATTCGATAGCTTCATAGACAAAAAGTCAGGGCCAGACCTACTTGATCCATATGAGGGGGGTGCGTACAGGTGGGAGATAGTTGATGTACAGAATCATGTAATAATCAATAATGGCGTAGACTTACCAATAGTATACAAAAGTGAGTACGATCAGGCTGAGCCACTTTATTCCTTAAGGGAAAATGGAGTAGTGTCCGTGGGTACAATTAGCGAGTATCAAGATAGATTGTTTTGTGCTGATATAACAATTATAACAGATGGCTTTGACACATGGTTTGAGCAAGCAACTAACCCATATGGAGATATATTATCAAGTAGTCTTTATGGGCAAGTACTAACACAAAGATATCAATTCAGGACACTTTTTTCAGCCGAGGGAGAACCCAAGCTATTTAATACAGGAGTGGATACTGGTAGTGCAGTAGTTATGGAGACTGGCGGACTACCAGGTATAATTACTGTGACCAATACTGGAGAATATAATTTCTCAACGGATTACAACTATGCAATAAATACGCCCCTTAGTATGTATAAGTACTTAAGTAATGGCACATTCCAAGGGGAAGATGCGCTGACCGTAAATATGGTAACCCCAGTAAGTGCAGTAAAAACGGTAAATGAAGACCCTAACAGCTTAATCATATCAGGTATATTTCTTCAAGCTACCACAACAAACACAAACCCTTATGTCGACGCTTCATATGCAGAAGAAGGGTACTTTGCAGAAATTGGGGATTTAAAATTAGTAGACAAGGACGCACAAGACTTAATACTAATAGACCCAAGCACGGGACAGCCATTAACTGCGGGTGTATACACAGTTGTTTTGCGTCCCTATGCTGAGCAATTAAGATCTCCAGCATCATATAATGAGTTCTCACAGGATGGCTCTAGGATATTAAAAATGAAACCACTAAATGATAAATTGGTGGTATACAGGGATTCGGGGTTCTTTTTCATATCAAAAACAAACTCATCAAGAGTACCATTTGCGGTTGAGCCTAGGTATACTGGTGGAAGGGTGGCAGACTTTAGGCACACCATTATAGATATAGATGGGAAGCAACATATATTTATGGGTAATAGTGGGATCTATTCAATCACTAGATCGTCCACCGAACCACAACCAATAAGTATGTTTGAGATCGGTCCTCCATTTTGGCAAATAGTTCCACCTGATTTAGCTGAGTATGTTTATGCCGTAGACAACCCGATTACTAGGGAAATATTTATTAATTGCCCAATGGGTATACTAACAAACTCTAATGGGGACCTTATTGATGAGCGTGGCGATACTGTATTCTCCGAGCAAAACTACAAGTACTCGATATCACCAGATGGTAAAATTTACGCAGATGATCTAACTAGAATTGGGGATCAACCCTATTTTTCAACAGAAGCAACAAACATAGATGCAAGACCGAGGCTACAGTGGGGAACAATAGCATTTGACTATGTAAATAAAACACTTTCCGAAATAGACGCATCATTTACTGCATGTGCTTTTATTAGAAAACCTAAGCATAATAGAATAGGACCAGAAGAAGCATGGTTTGTTATGGGTATACATCAGGTTGATGATTTTGGAACTATATACCCGGGCACTCAATATCGTGATGATAACCAATATGGTGGAGTGATGGTTAGGTACGGGTACGGACCTCCCAAGGTGGGCGAGCGCGAACCATACAGAGTTTATGGAAGATTAGGACTGGGTTATAAATCTATAATTAAAAGTGGACTAATTGATTTCGGGGACTCTTTTTCAGATAAAGAAATTAGATCTTATGTACTTGAGTTGTCATCCAAGTACGGAACTACTCCAGTTCAGGTAAGAATCAGTACTACATCTGCTCCGCAGGGCATAGAGCAAATTGAAACCATGCAAACTATTGATGGGGTGGATATTGACTATGTAGAGTTAAATCGAATAGCTGATGAAAATATGATCCCCATGTATGTGCGGGCTCCATACATTAGAGATGAGATATCTATTAACACAGAGTATTACGCGGAAGGTGCATATGCAGTGCCTGAGTATTACGATGTAGATTTTGCTGATGATGAGTTTTACATAAAACCAAACCCTGTAAAAATTGTTGGCAGAACATTTGAAGTTAGCGGAGTGGACACAAGATCAGCAACCCAAGCCTATAATCAAGGATGAGCACTCCTACGGTCAGAAGTTTTTCTCGAAATATTGAGGCTCGATTTCTTGAAGAAGATTCTGTGCCAAAAGAATTACAAGCATGGTGGGCTGAGACAAGAGATAACCTAGAGAGACTGAAAGATAAAATAACTGAACTTCAGGCGGAAAACGCATCATTAAGTACTCAGCTGGAGGGTTTATCGGGTATAACTAATCAATTTACTGATGCCCAAGCTGAGCAACTTGCTAGGTTTGTAGAGTTTTGGGAGATAACATCAAACGGGAGTTTAGTTCCTTACACTCACAATACCTCAGATATTGGTTCTGCTGGGCGTAAAGTACAGGACATCTATGAGCATGATGCCTAAAACTAACTTGAAAGATTGTAACACGATAACTATTGTAACATAATGCCACAACCAAGTAGATATGTAACAGCAAGATTGTCTATTCGTCGAGGAACGAAAGATGCCTGGGAATCAGAAAATACTATCCTACTTGAGGGTGAACCGGGATGGGAATTAGACACTAGGCGACTGAAAATTGGAGATGGTGAAACTGCATGGAACGATTTAAATTACTATAGCGTTGGAGATTCTGAGGCGGCAGGAACAGTAATACATGACTCATCGGTTCTACCAGAGTATGTAAATTCCGTAACAGGAGCAGTAGAATACTTTGGTGCAAAATTTAAAGTTTATGACGAGCAGGGAGTAAATGAATTTATTGCAGGACTTTCAGGGGGCACGCCGAAATACGTATTAACATTAGCGGCAGGCACAGGAGGTACTGCATCTTACGATGGGACCGACAATGTTTTCAACCTGAATGATTTAGTTACCATTACCGCAAGCCCATTTGCAGGCTATGAGTTTGATTACTGGCAGGGAGATAATATCAATCAGCCACTTGATTCAGAAACAGTACTACAAATAAAAGAGGATCAGTATGTCCGCGCTAACTTTAAATTGATTCAGTAATGACAGACACAAATTCAATTTTATATCAGATCGGACAGGCAGTCAAAAATGCTGGCGAGGCGCAATCTTTCCTCGAGCTTACTGACACCCCATCCGCATACGCCTCAAATAAGCCAAATCTTAAATTAAATGATACTGGCACGGCTCTTGAGTTTGTAGGTAATAACTTTGTGGTAGATGGCGAGTTCCGAGGGATGATGAACAACTTACTTCATCATAGACCATACCTACAGATCAATGCTGGCGATGAGCATGACATCACAAATATTTCTGAACATACCATCATCTGGCGCACTCCCAATAATACCATTAGGTATCTTAGGATAGCCGATGAGTATGGAGCCGGCGGCAATGATTACTTTATAAGAATAGATGGGGGTGAGCCAACTTGCCAAGGGACGGATGATGGTACGCAGTTTGGAGTGCCTGACGGTTCATCGAATGGAAGTTATGATCCAGAAACAAATTCGTGCTTTGCTGACACTAATGGTGAATTTTCCACTCCTGTCGCAGCTTCTACATTCCAAGGGGTGTATGATCCTGACCTTGCTACTGTTGCTTCTGGTAGTTACGCATATTCTGCAAAAATTAGAATCCTTAAGACAGGACTTTATGCTACTGGATGGATTGATGTGCATCAAATGTACACCGATCTTAATACCGCGGGAGCAAATATAGCATCTAATGATTCAGATATTGCAAATCTTCAGAATGATGTAGCTACCTTACAGGCAGGAGGTGGTGGTGGATCTGCGGCAACTTATACAAAAGCTACCCTTCCATTAAATGGATCATCAGCAGACTTAGCACTTGTTACAGATGGTACGATTTCGGGTGACCCAACAATGGCATACTTTTACCAAGGTAAATGGTTCCGCACATTAGATAACTCTGAAATTACCGATCAAACGATAGATATTTTCTTGCTCGCTGGTCAGTCAAATGCACATGGTCATGCTGATGTTAGTGACTTAGATGAAGTGCAGAAAACCCAAGACGGACTATTTTACACATCTTGGCATGATAACACATCCAATGCCTCCTCTACTCAATACTACACATCTTGGGCAACTTCCTTGGTGGCGGGAAATACAAGAGGGGATAGCGGTAGTTCTACGATTGGTGGTAGTACAATGTTCGGTCCTGAGCTAGGATTTGTTGAGCGTGCTAACGCTATAAATCTTACCGATGGTCAACCCATTGGAGTATTAAAACATGCGATTGGTGCAAGTACTTTAACGGACGTTGGCGGATCTACAGATTTATCTGACTGGGATTTGACTGCCACAGGTGACAGAAAAGGAGATGCTTTGCGTGCATTCAAGTTAGCAGTGGCAGATGGACTCACTAAGCTTACCAATGCAGGATATAGTTATAGGCTTGCTGGTATGATCTGGTGGCAAGGGGAGAGTGGTGGTGCAGATAGTGACTTAATCGCATTTATTGACCACATCCGTACATGGTTAGATGACAACAGTTATCTAAGTATGCCAAAGGCTCAGTTCCCATTTGTTATAACAGGTACGACTGATTACTGGGGAAGCACTTATGAGGCAAATGTGGCAAACCTAGATGGTTATGTTGGGTTCGTTAATTCACAAGATTTAGCCGCTCCTGCGTGGGCTGACAGAACACTTGTCCATCCTGGCTCTAATGAAACATATACTGCCGACCAAAATGATATTGATAATGGATATGGTGGTAGTATTGGTGATTCAGTTGGTGGCCCAGACTTCAATGGTGACGGAGTAAATGATATGTTTGCTATTGGTCGTGCATATGCCGATCAGATGGACTTAGCAAAATCTGGAAACACAAATTCACTATGGCAACCTGATGATATTGAGCTTTGGCTTGATGCGTCTGATACTAACACAACTACATTTAGTGGCTCTAATCTTGTAAGCATTACAGACAAGAACAGTGATGGCTCGGTAGGTAGTAACACATTTAGTGCAACAGGAAACATCATTGCCGGTACTGAGAACGGTCTACAAACTTTAACATTTGAGGATGATTCATCCACTGCTACAGGTGGAGCGGGTGGGCTCGGTTCTGATTATATAGCATCAAGTGCGTTAGCTTCGGCAATGTCATCAAATAATCAAATATGGTTCTTTGTTGTTAAGCCAATAAATATAGGCACAGACGATACTGGAGCTTCTGCATTTGACGGAATGTTCCAGGTTAATGCGATAACCTACCTTTCTAGCTTAAGAAGATTCTATTCAAATAATCAGATACTCAATACCACCACCAATACATTACCTAATAATGAAGTAAGTATACTTGCTATCCAAATGAATTGGGCAACAGGTGGGCAAACAAACGGCACTACCAGTATGTGGGTGGACGGTACATCTGATGGTACTGTAAACAGACCGCAAGACACAAACACGAGCAACCCGCTCTCGCCTACAGGCACAAGTGCCTGGAAATTTATGATGTACAACAATGGACAGAACTTTCTTGAGGGCGAGTTCTGCGAGTTTATTGCAACAGATAATTTATCAGACCGCGTAAAGATAGAAGGCTACCTTGCTCATAAATGGGGCATAGAAAGCAAACTACCAGCAGGGCACACTTATAAAACAACAGCACCTTAACCAATAACAAACTAATACAATGTCAGCAGATACAACCTCAGTTTTTTACCAAGTCGGGCAAGCAGTTGCTCAACAAATTTCGGATAGCGCGTTTGATACAAGCGTAGCTAACACATTCACAGGAACGCAAACCTTTGCTGATATAATAATTGGTACAGGAAATACGATACAAATCACAGATCATACGGATAATGGTGTTGTATATTCTGATGCAGACGGAAAACTAAGAACCGAAGCTGGGTTTACTTATGACGCATCTACTGACACCCTAAGCGTATCAAACCTTAGTGTCACCGGTACTACAACTTCAGTTCAAACCACAAATACTGAAATCCAGGATAACCTCATTGTTATCAACGAAGGTGCTAATGATTCTTCTACAGAAGCAAAAGATGGCGGATTTTTGTTTGAGCGGGCTAGCGGTACTCAGAATGGTGCAATCCTTTTTGAGGAATCACAAGACCGATTTGAGGTAGGTCTTACCGATGGAACTGGAGATGCAGTATCCCTTGGTAATGTGTCACTTGGGGCACTAGCAGTTAATAGTCTACTAATCGGAACCAGGGCATCAACCCAAGCACTTGGAGACTATGCAGATTTTACCGCAGGACTTAATGCCTAATTTATTCACATGGATGCTTGACTGATATCATATTGCATCCTAAATTTAATGTAACACTAAAAATATTGTAACATCATGCCAAATATATCTGACCTTAATGTTAGTGGGGATTTTAACCCTACGAGTCAAAATGTAAAATTACGCGCACACAATAGTGGCAACCCTTTGTCTCATAATGATGTAGATAGTAATTTTGAAAATTTGAGATTAAAGCTCAACACTACCATCGGTGATGTAAATGCAATAACTAATGGTGATGTGCAGGGCACCCAAGGAATCCAAGGCCCTCAGGGAACCACCGGAAGTCAGGGAACCACAGGAAGTCAGGGAACTACAGGAAGCCAGGGAACTACGGGTAACCAAGGAACACAGGGTCTCACAGGTACAGGCACGCAAGGAACTCAGGGATTACAAGGAAGGCAAGGCACTACCGGAAGTCAAGGAACAACAGGTACAGGCACACAAGGTGCTCAGGGAAGGCAGGGCCTTACAGGGACAGGAAATCAAGGTCTCCAAGGAACGCAAGGACTACAAGGTCCGGCTGGCGGAGGGTCCTCTCTCTCTAATTTAAGTCAGGATGTAGATGGTACCCTCAGGATAGAGGATAGTGATGCATACGCAGGCTTAAACATAACTAAGACGGGAGCAAGTTCTTATGGTGATGCGGCACTTTTAATTGAAACACAGACAGCTACTGGCACTGGTTCCGGTGGGCAGGACAATACTAATGGTGGTCTTGCGGGTCTTGTTTTAGAAGGCGGTGTTAATCTCATAGCACTCCGAGATAAGTTCCCTACAGGTACAACATATACTGCCGCAGAACACCAAGACCCAAACACTGGGGCATGGTTCATTCATGACCAAGAGCAAGCATACAGAAACTTCAATATCGTTGGTAGTAATGGTAAGTTTGGTCTGGATTCAATTAGTGCTGACTATACAAAATATTCGAGCATACTTCAAATTTACCCGCATAAAGCACTAGATGGTGACACAAATGTAACCGACGGTAAATTTGGATGGGCATCTGATGTTACTCACAATATATGGGGGCAAATGAATTGGGCTGGTGCTATTATTTTGGGACCACTTGATACATCTGATGTTACAGATCGATTGATTCTTGGTAATAACAATGCATGTTTTTACATGGATTTAGGTCTATCCTGGAACTTTAGAGCTAGGGAAGACGCCACATACCATAGAATGTTCATTAAGAATGAAGGTTCTGCTGGTACGATCGGAAGTGGTGCCGCAGGAGGTACGGTATTACAGTTGGAGCAAAATGTTGATGGTTTCAATGCTGAAGCAGAAGTTAAAAGAAATGTAGGTACATACAGTGGTACAACCTACGGTGTAGATGATGACTATCCGCGTGGTAATGTAATAGATCACCAAGGAAATATACAGATACAAGCATCGGTCGGTAGGTTCTCAGTGAACTATATCTGTCATGTTGAAGATCCCAATCTTTGGTACAACTCTTCCACATCGAATGGATTAGTAACAACTGGCGGAAGTAGTGTTGGAAATATTGGTGGTCTTTATATTTATGGAGAAGGATTAGGTAATTCCAGCATGAAGCGCAGTCTAGCTCCACAAGGCAGTAATATGGACTTGGGTAACACTGGTGAGCAGTGGAGAGACCTGTTTATCCAGAATAGTCCAACTGTTTCTTCTGACAGAAATTTAAAACAAGATATTGAAGCTCTTTCTGATGCTGAAAAGCGTGTAGCTGTTGCTCTTAAGGGTATGGTAAAGAAGTACCGTCTTAAATCCTCTGTTAAGAAAAAAGGTGAAGAAGCGCGCGTACATATTGGGTGGATCGCCCAAGAAGTAGAGGAAGCATTTACAGCAGAAGGACTTAATGGCTTTGACTATGCAGTGCTTTGTAAGGACACCCACTATAAAGTAATTGTTAATGGGGTAGACACAGGGCTTACTCAAAGGACAGCGCACGCCGTTCTTGATGAACAGTTGTATGAATCCCTTGAGAAGACTTATGGTCCAGCACCTGATCCTTCGGATGAAAATTATTCCGGAGGTGGTAAGCGACCAGTTACTGGAATTGCTGACGATGTAACCTTTGAGGCTTACGACGAATATTCATTGAGATACGAACAGCTCCACTCATTCATCATCTCGGCATTGTAATATGACGGGAACTCCCCGTCATGGACAAGTACCAAAAAGCAGCTAAGTTACTTAATTCCAAAGCTCCCGTTGACGGACAGTTCGGGAAGGAAAGAATTGCGTACCTTAATCCCTTAGAGGAAGAAATACTTAAATCCATTGGTGGATCGGGTGAGATAATCATTCCGTCCGCTGAGGAGCAAGCTGACCCTGATGTACCATCTTATGGAGCATGGAAGTGGTTTAAGAAAAAAGTATTCGATGATATCCTAGGGATTGATGACAATAAGTTCCTCGGTATGGGGAAACATACATTCCTTGGAGGTATTGGTCATAAGGTATGGGATGATTGGCTAGGAAATGACTCCACTAAGAGCTGGGGTATTAGTGATGCAACATGGGATGACTTACTACCCACGCTTGTAGGGTTTGCGGTTGGTGGTCCTCTCGGAGCAAAGCTTGGTATGTCGGCTAGTACTGCGGGAGGATTAGCAAGTCTTGGGATGTCTGCATTGGATAAGGTTATCGAGAATAACTCGGGAGACACAAGTGGTAGACAGAGACAAAGAGAAGAGTTTGCTGAATTAAAGAATGCTTTTGAGGCAGACAGGCAAGCGGCACTAGAGCGAGGAGATAGAACATTCTTTTTCCAGGGCAAGGAGTATTATTCTGATAACAATGATGATGGTTCTGCTCGGTATGGTAGTGCGGGAAATACTCAAGGATCAACTGCCGCGGCTAGTACTACGCCCAAAGGATATGACGAAGAGGGTATCGCAAACTTAAGGGCTGTAGCTGGAGCATTACAGGGTAGGGGTAAAGCTGGAATTATTGACCCATCAGATACGGGTAGACTATCTTCACTACTTGCATCACCAGGGGACGAGAACTATGTCGAGGGATTCTCTATTGGTGGTCAAGATATGGACCCATTCCCTAGTTGGCTTAGAAGTGCGGGCGATAGAATCAATAGCACTATAGATGATACAGGGTACTATGCTGGAGAATATTTAGGGGACGCAGACCAGAGGATGTATGACTTTATGCCGATCTTGGATCGGATGAAGGGTATGAACCTCGATGCTATGTCCACACTTGGTTCTATATTTGACAAAGGGGAGGGAGGCTTAGAGTCACAGTATCGTGGATTTCAAGATGATTTCAATACATTAGCTGAGGGTCAAAAACTCCTTAACACAATGACCGCAGAGTCAAATCAAGGACTGGTTGATAATGTATTAGACGCAGGAGATCAGTACTCGGCATCTTTAGCTGACTCGAAAAATCTCCAGACTAGCTTAATGGATAAAAGTTTTGATGCGTTATCCTCGTTAGAGGATATCAAGCGCATGCAGAACTTAGAGCAGAGCAATAGATTCGCTGACACAAGAGACGCCAGGCAAAATGCCGCTTTTGATTTAAGTGATGCAGAGTATGGGGCGGCTACTGGATTAAGTAATGCAGAGTATGGGGCGGCAAATAGACTATTTGGCTCAAGAGGTCGAGAGGCCGGGGGTATACTTGGTGCTAGAACAGATGATGCAAATAATATGTTTGGGTCAGAGGTTGGATCAGCCCAAGGTATCTTTGACTCTACCGCAAGTGATGCGCTTGGTGGACTAGGTGCGAGACAGGATAATGCCCGTGGAATATTGGGTGCGCAAGATGATGAAGCATTTGGTATATTTGGAGCACGCCAAGGCGCCGCGGACAGAATAAGAGATGCCGAACGCGCAAAGTCTTTAGCCGCAGGTGCGAACGCAGAAAATATGGCTAACGCAAACCAAAGAGGTATGCGCAGTGCCATGGTGGGTCAAGGTGGTGGCACACAGCAAAGCATGGGTAATGCCATGATACGCGCACAACTTGGTCAGCAACGATCCGACCTATTGGCAGATGCACTTATTCGCGATGCAGATCGCAGAGGTCAGGCAGATATAGAACTCGCAGAAAGACTTGGTGGTGCTGGTGTTGGATTTGCAGACAGAATGGGTGATGCGGGTATTGGGTTTGCTGATAAAATGGGTGGTGCAGGTGTAGACTTAGCTACGAGACTAGGTACTGCGGGCATGAACAGATCTGATAGACTTGGTCAAGCAGGCATAGACTACGCAAGTAGAATAGGTAGCGCATTGGTAGATCGAGCAGATCAACTAGGTGCTTCCGATATCGGTTTAGCGGGCAGACTTGGACAATCAAATATTAACTTAGCCGATCGAGTTGGTGGGGCAGAGACGCAATACCGAAATCAACTTGAGGATATCTTATACTCAGATGCGGATGAACTAGGGGCAAGAGTAGAGGCAGATAGATTTAAGACTTTATCGGAACTTGATCCAGGTTCTGGCGATGTACTTGCATCCCAAGCAAACCTACAAAACCAGCTTCGGGCTCTTGGGTACGGCGATCAGATACTTAATGCACTTGGTGCGAATATTGGTATCGACCAAGCAACTCTTGATGATGAGCGTAGGTTACTTAGCGACCTTACTAATATGCGTCTTGGTAATACTTCCCTTATACCCGCACTTGGCATGCAGAATGCGCAACTTCCAGCTACATTGCTCGAGGCGGCGCTCGCACCAATGGGTCCACTTATCAGAAATACCTCACCATTTACTACAACTGGACAGCTACCTGCTCCGGTTACTACATTCTCTCCTATTGCTCCACCTACACAAAAGAATGAGTGGTATGATTATGCAATGATGGCACCACAAGTACTTAGTGGTATCAAGGGGATCGCAGATATCTGGAGCGATAACGGATGATGAATCCACTACAAGCTATGGTAGCCGCTCGTCAGGCTAACCAAATGACGCCAGTAGGAGTTCAGTCCCAAGGGGCGCAGGAGCTTAATCCATTATTAGCATATGCTAATATGAATACTCCCGCTCGTCCGCAGATGATGAATGCTCCCGCTACACAGCTACGGGAAGTAGATAAATATAAGTATATAGATAGTGCTTTAAATAGGGATCAGAGAAATAAGGAAGCGGTCTGGAATATAATGCAAGAGCAGACAAGACACCAAAATGTTTTGGATGCACAAAAGCAACAGGATCAACTCGTAAGAAAAAGACAGGAAGATTCCATAGCTATTGAGGTAGAAAAGAACCGAGCATTAACTGCATTAGCAGACGAGCAATATGCACCACTTCGCGGACAGGTCACTGAAATAGCCAACCAATACCAAGCATGGATTAATGGTGAAATGGAGTTAGAGCGGGAGCGTCTATATACTGAACAATCGGGTAGGTTCGCAGAAGCTAATGTGCCAAGGGAGACAGTGATCGCCGCATTCGCTGAAAAAGGTTTCACTCCAGAAGCTACACCAAAACCAGGTACTCCTGCGTACAGAAAGAAAGCATTAGAAATTTTAGGTAGTACTGAAGAAGGACTTGGTCAGTTAGCGGGTGTCAAGGCAATGGTCGATCGGGATATTGCTCAGCAGAACAGCAACTATGCATCATCCTTTAAGTCTGCTATGGATACTGTGAGAACATTACGATTCTCATTATCAGGCGGGGCACAGGGTGGCGGAGGTGGAGCATTGATGCCTACTCAGGAGAAACCAATCAAAGCAAACATAAACACCATAGACCCCGCTAATGATTTCGATTTTGGTGGAGGTGGACCAAAGCCAAAAGCCGAGGCAGAAGAAGACCCATACTTCATACTGGACGCACCAAAGAATACATTGGAAGCCGCTCAAGCGATGATTAACTGGGCTAAAGAAAACCCAGACTCAGCAGGCACATTAGGCATAGTAGGTCTTGGTAGTATGACTGCCACTGAACTACTCAGTCGTCCAGACTTTCAAAAGATACAGGCTAAATTTGCAGAGGACTTAGATTTCCAAGCAAGTGAAACAGATATTACTAAGACCCGCACAGTAAAAGATCCGCAAACCAAGATATCTCGAAAAGAGATGAATGCACTTAAGGGTGAGCGTGCTGACTTACAAAAGAAACTTAAGGATCAGGGCCTATCTCGCGGGGAGCGTAAGAATTTAAATAAGAAATTAACCGAGGTTAATAATAAGATAGATAAAGCAAACTCCTATCGAGTAGAGGATACTGGAGAGACCAAGAAGCTTACAGGTGCCGCCAAGAAGGTAAAGGCAAGGTCTATTGCTCCACAGGTAATGATGGAGCATGCCAAGAAACTAGACCCCAATGGTTTAGGAAAGAAAGACTTGGACTTCTTTAAGAAGTTAGACCCTGAAGAATTTGGTAAGACTGTAAGTAAAGCAAAGGGTGGTTGGCTATCTAGGTTAGGTAGGCTCGGATTAAAAACCGTTACTATGGATGACGGAGAGGGTGGTCGCAGAAAGATAAACCTAGATGACTTCAAGAAGAGTAAGAAGCTACAAGGTGCTGGATGGATAGGTGCTATATTTGCCGCACTAGATTTTAAAACTTGGCTAATGTCCCCCGGTAATGAATCAGAGAAACAAAAGATCGTGAGCGAGGGGCAGGCTATATTGGAAGCCGAGAAATCTATTCATCAATCAATGCTACAAAGTAATGCGCCAGAGAGTGAGGATCAAAGAAGCAGAATTGATGAGTTAATCGGGCAACCTAGTCCCCTTAGACCATGACCTCGGAAGAGATCAATAGAGAGATCGCACGCATAGAACTAATCACCGACGCACAGGAGCGTAGTCGGGAAGCATCCATGCTACGTCAAAGGATTGCATCGGAAAATGAACCAGTGGCTAAAATGGGTAAAGGGATAAAAGTAACCGAACATATGCTCAAGCAGTCCCAACAGGAGATACAGACAAAGGATGAGTTTGAAGAGAACTATGTTAAGGATGCGGTTTCTGGTACGCCTGGAGCGTTAGGTGGAAGTCTCCTTGCTAATGCCACTAAAATGCACCCCATAGGCAGAGTAGTGACCCCGATAGTAGGTGCTATAGCGTCTAGTCCTTATGTTAAACCTTACTCCGATAAACTGGTAGATGCTCTTAATGATCCCGAAAATAAAAGAGTAGTCCCACTAGGTGACGATTTTGACCAAGGGCAGGAGTTTTTAAATAGCGGACCCTCTATTATACAGCAACAGGATCCATATATGGATTCATCCTCAACAGGAGTGCTTAGACCAAATGGCAACACAGTTCGACAATGATATACAGAACCCGATCGTAGATGAAATTCGTCGGCGTTACCTTGAAGAACTAAATGTAGATACATCCGATCTATCCAATGAAGCACTGCTATTTCGCTATGCTCAAGGATTAGAAAAGAAAGGATATACTCAGTCCAGTATGCGTGACCTTCATGGTGACGAATTTACTGACCAGTACTACGACATAAAGAATCGTCCCGACCCCAATCAAGGGTACTTGGGTGAGATAGGATCAGGATTCAAGGAATCACTCTATGGTCTATCTGCTATGCCATTACAAGCGGCGGGATTGGCCGCGGGTGCAGTAGGTGATGCGGTGGGAGTAGACCTCGGAGTAGAGGACTACTTAATGGAGAAGGCTAATGAAATAGCATCCAAAGGGCAGGACGATCCACGCACCATACAATCATTTGATGATATCCGTTGGGACAATCCATCCGAGGTAGCTAGATATCTATTAGGAGGTGTGGGATATGCCGTACCATCAGTTGCAGAATCAGCTTTAGCATTTACTGGTGCGGGTGCGGTAGGGTACGGAATTGCGAAGCAGTCAGCCAAGAAAGCACTTAGGAAATCTATCGAGAATAGGTTAGGGGAAACTGCCGATGAGAAGATCAAGGATGTATTCCAAGAAGTAGTAAAAGCCAAGGCACGCCAAGGCTTTGCCACAGGATCAATGGTGGGATTAGGTACCTCTTCTATTGGTCTTGGGGTTGGAGAGATCTACGGAGAACTATATCCGAACACGCAACTAGACCCTACCCACCCTGATTATATTTCACCTGAAACTGCACGGGGAGTATCTACTGCATTTGGTACACTAGCGGGTAGCCTGGACATGATGGGTGCCGGTAAGTTACTTAGTCGCCTAACAGGCTCTACCGAGGGCAAGGCTAAGAGCTACCTAAAGAGATTACTTATGGGACTACCTGAAGGTCTAGTAATCGAGGGTGGTACGGAGAGTGTACAAGAGTTAATCAATATTGCCGCCGAGAAGTATGCCAAGGGGGAGGAGATTGAGTTCTCTGACCAGGAGATACTACGCATGGTGGATGCGGGTATATTGGGTGCTATTGGTGGTGTTGGGTTCTCTGCGATCGGCGCGATCCCCGGACCGAAAGACCCACCAACTCCTGAAGCTAGATCAGAAGAGATCGCATCAGAAACACCCGAGGTACAGGCACAAAAGGAATTACTTGAAGAGATACAGGATGCACCAACCGTAGACCTAAATAGATACGAAGTAGGGGACGAGGTACAAACTGCATACGGAGAAAAAGGTACAATCATGGAGGCGAGGAAAGATGTCTCTGTGGTAGAAATGAAGGATGGTAGCATACGGGAGATTAGAAACGACCGACTAGCCGCCGCCCTTGATCCTATCGAACCAGAGGTTACTGAGCCTACTCCTGCGGAAGGTAAGGAGGAAGTGCCTAAAGCACAAGCCGAAGAGATAGTATCTGAGGAGCAAGTGCCTGAGCATAAAGACCCCACTCCCGAAGAAGTAAGTGTAGATGTAGAGTTTGGCGAAAATAAAGTAACTGTTACTGAGCAGACCAAATCTGACCTAGATAAACTATTTAAGTACTACGGGAAGTGGAAGCGTAGCGGGGAGATGTACAAGTCCCGTGGTCGTGCGAACAGGGCAAAGAAGGGATGGGGAAGTAATGACTGGGCTCGTATGGAACTCATGCTCGGTCCCGATAAAGCAATTATTCGTGGTAAGCGGGGAGATAAGAATAAAGCGGCACTACGAGCGCTAGGATTCCTTGACCCTAATGGTGAGATATCTACTCCTACCAAAGCAGACGAGCAGTTCCAGAAAGCAGAACTTAAGAGATTAAAAGAGGATAGGCTTGCGAGAATTAAGCGTATCAAGAACTCAGATGACAATTACCTCGCTCCAGGTAAAAGAGTAAAAGACTTATACGGCGAACTAGGTGAGGTACAGGAGGTAAACAAGGATGGGTTTGTCGTGGTTGATGGGGAATTGTATGACCCCAAGCACCTCTACAAGGTAAAGGTTAAACCAGTATCAACACCAAAGACTACCACTCCTAAAGACCCTAACAACCCCAAGGATGACACCCCACTTAATCCGATCCCTCGTGGGTTTGATTTCAAGGACAAGAAGGTAACTCTTCATTACAAACAGAATGATGGTAGAAAGAAGAAGGTAGCGGTCGGAGCATTTGCAGATGAAGCTACCCTCAAGGAACAACTTGTTACTTTTCTATCTAAGCGACTAAAGAATCCGAATACAGCAATCCGCAACATAGGTGCTATTGAGATCGGAGATGAAACATTTATTGCGGAGCGTGATGCGGAGCGTGAGTTGTTTAATTTTGGTGGCATACAGATCACCTTTGAGGAAATCAAGCAAGCGGGCATAGTAAGCAAGCCGCCAAGGAAAAGTGATAAGGGTGCTACACCGCAGACCATACAACTACCCGACCATGTGGTTATCAATACTGTTCAAGTAGGAGGCAAGACCGAGGGGGCAGTACAGGAAGAATACAATCCTTCTGTCTTTGATTCTTTTGGTGAAACACCTGGGCAAATATTTTTAGAGCAAGTAGATTACGATGACCTGATAAGTGACGGGGAGCTACATAGATCTAATAAGTCTGCGTCGGTAGGAATTGATCAGAGGTCGAGAACCAAGGCACTACTTATCTTTAAGAAAGATAACGAGATCCGCATAACATCCGCATACATAAAAAACAAGATAGTGCTAGTGTACGATGCAACCCGAGGAGGTTCTGCAAGCAGTAGGTATATTAGACTAGATAAGTTAAAAGAAGAACAGGGGTGGGAATTAACTGGCAAGGTAAACTCAACAGGGAATACCGGAGGCGTAGGTAGAGATGTTGATGTTTTTTATACTTCCCTTGAAGCATTTGAGTCCGACCCAAAGATCGCAGAGGCGGCAGTGCGTGCCCAAGATGAGCAGACTCAAACAGTATCAGATATAGAGACCCAATCGAAAGTAGCTGAGAAGGATCGAGAGCTAGAGGACTTACAGGCACAACTAGACGCTTCCACGGCTAGCCTTGAGGACTTGCAAGCAATGCTCAAGGAGCTGGATGAGGAAAGTGATGACCAAGGTATGGCGCTTGAGGGAGGCGAAACTAAAGAGCAAGTAAGAGCCAGGATTAAAGCACAGATTGAGCAGACAATAGCTTTACGAAAAGAGATACAAAAAAAGATAGAGGAAAAGAAGAGAGCTATTGAAGCAGATCGTGCCGAGTTAAAAAACAAAAAGATATCTGATGCCCGTACAGGAACAGTAAGACAGGGAGTAGATGGCGCAGAGGATGGTAAGGATGGATTTACTGCAACCAATGAACAAAGCAAGGCACTAGCTGAAGGAGCTGGGTCAGCCAAGGGTGCGAAGAAGAACTTTGATGCCCTAACCATTCCGCAATTCTTTGGACTACTAGAGCAAACCAAGCTCGGTGAAATGTTCCTTGATACCTTCAGGGATATGGTGGGTGGCCCAGTTGGAGGAATAAAGGAAGGGTTACTGTCTTTATATGTTGGTATGCCTAGCTCCTTCGATAGTTTCCTTCAGGAGTTTTATACAAGGTTGGTAAATGACAAAGCAATAAAACCATACGCCACCCGAAAGGATGGCATGCTCGATCCTATCGACCGCCCCATAGATGTTCCCGCTAAACTCAATTCCATGCGTGGGCTTATAAAGCGGATTATAAAGGCTAGGGGACCTCAGCTAACAGAAGCAATAGAAAGTTTTGAGTACGAGAGGCAAGAGAGAGGAAGTGAGAAAGCAGTAAGGTCTGGCGACCTACAACCCGCACCTGAGCCAAAACCTCAAGAGCCTGTCCAAGAAGAAGAGGTAGAGAAGCCTAAGTCCCGAAAGCAATTAGCAAGAGAGAAACTTAGGGGTATACTCAAGGATTACGATCGTAGTCTTAATACCGATAGTTGGAATAGATTAAATGATTTTGGTCAAAGCCCCGTAGTCAATCGAGACACCTTCAAGCAGGATGCTATTGAAGAGATACTAGATATATTTGATCCTCCAAGTCAGCGGGACTTCGTGATGGATATAGGTGGAGCATTCTCGGAAGAGGAGCTACTTGATCTATTTGATTCACCTGGGAGAATACGGGTAGCAGATACTACGGACGCACAGGGGTTACAACTCAAGGAAGGGTATGAAGCAGATAAGCCAGATGTGGATCATGCCAGGTTGAATCCAAACTCAAGTACTGTTACCATCATTGATCCTACTACGAATCGCAGGGAGATCAGGCAGACCGCTACCACAAGCGAGGAAGCAATCGACCACTCATATGAGGAGGCACGCCGTGACCCACGCAGATATCTAGCACCAAAACAAAACCCAGTAGCTGAAGAGAATCCTAATTCAGTAGAGGAAGCACAGGCGGCATTCAAGAGGTTTGCCCCAATGGAGGGTTTACCATTCACGGCACAGACTGCAATCAATCAGATAATTACCAGGACAAATGTACCATTCATTGGAAATGTGGCACGGATGCTAAATGGTAATAAGCTACTTGATAACTATACCATAGAGTTTGCTAAGTGGGAGGACTACCGACCATACGCACGGGTGAATGGAATCCTTACTGCGGCAGTACATATACCATCCAAGAAGAAGATTATTATATCTGATGCGTTCCTTCAGGATAACGAACTACACAAAGCAGATGATATACTGGCGGGTACGATTGTGCATGAGCTACTACACCCGGTACTCAATCCGATCCTAGACTTCGGGGAAGCAATCTATAAAGGTAATACTGAGTTTATTGCGGACGAAAACATTTTACAGCACAAGCAACTCGCGGGTGATCTATGGACGAACATGACAGAAACCATGCTCCCTTATCTGCGAGAGCAAGCATCTGGCGATCTTAAGCTATCCTATGGGCTGACATCAGTAGACGAGTTCTTTTCAGTATTTGCAAGTGACCCATACTTTAGAGACTTCCTGAGTAAGACAAGTCTACCCAAGAGCATGAGAAGGAAGGGAGTACTAAACACAGTACTAGACTTCATCTACCGCATACTTGCTAAACTAAACTTTGCCACTGTAACCAACGACAACGCACTATCCTACGCCACCGATCAGTTGAACCAACTCGTCAATGCTGTCCAGCCATTGGAGTATGCAATAGATGTGGATGGAAATAGGGTGGGGATCCCCAAGGAGAATATTCAAGCTTCTGCGCTTGACCCACAGTTTCAAGACTTGGATCGTTTCTACTACGGAGAGAAACAAAAATACAGCACTGTACTAGGACTTAAACAAGAGCGTGATATAATTAAAATGGACTTTCCTGTTTCGGTATTCGGGGAAGATATGAATATACGGGATTTAGAGAAACGCCTTGAGGATGCCATAGCAAAAGAAGATTTCACTGGAGGGGAGTACAGTGCAGATAGTTTACAATTCTACTTAAACAACGCTAATGAAAAAATTAAAAAGCGTATGGATAAGTATGTTAAGGAGGAAGGCATAGACTTAAAAGAAGTAGGACTGCAAGGAACTAATTTAAGCACTGTAGACTTTGATCCAAAACTAAAAGAATTGGAATTTAAGGACATCCAAGCTTCTGCGCTTGACCCACAGTTTCAAGAAGGTTTAAGGTCTGAAGGACCTTATTTTCAAAGAGAGGTATTAAATGACATCAGCAAAAGATCAAAACCAGGAACAACCGAATACAACATCATCCAAGCGATCAATGTCCTTAGAGGAGGGCAGGGAGATGGCAGTCCAATTATTCAATCGAAAGCCACCACCACCCCAGAAATTGACACCGAGCGAAAGGGTAAGGTTAAGGAACTTGCGAGAGGAAATAGCCAACTTATTGACGAAAGCGAGATCAATGAAGAGCTAGATTGGGGGCAAGTATTTAGTGGAGAGCATGATGTTTACTTCGATGAGAATAGACAAGAGTATGTAAAAGCATACAGAGGTGATACCGAACTATCTGAGTACCTTGAAAGGTTGCTCTTGCATAATGAATTTTTCCCCGAAGTTAAATTAAACTTAGATGGGTTCGTAGAAAGAGAAGCGAGTGACTCAGGCAAGCGTATGCTTATGCCAGTAGTCAGTCAGAAAGCATTAAAGGCAGACTCAAAAGCAGGCACTCCGCTTGGTCTTATAAATACCGAGATGCTCAAGAAGGGATTCCGTAACCAAGGAATCCAAGGAATATCTGAAGGAGAACCATACAATACTTATCTTCGTGGGAATATACAGGTAAGAGATTTAACCTCCCGTAATGCAATAATACAAAACGGAGAAGTATTCTTATTCGATCCATTTATCGACCAAGGGTGGAGCCAATCCCTTAATGACCTTGAGAGTGAGATTGCTATAATTGGACAGATTTTGGCAGGGGATGTAAGGTACGACCGCCACCCCGAGGCAACCAAGTACAAGGAAAGATTCAATTTAAGGAATACTGAGGACTTAGCTAATCAGTTGGAGAGCTTGCAAGCTGAAGCAGACTACCTCAACTCAAGGGATATCCAAGCATCAGCACTTGACTCTCAGTACCAAGAACAATTCCAAGACGGACTAGAGAACGCTAATCCCGATGAGAATATGCGGGTAATGATGGAAGCTAACGCCGCGGGATTCAATGATCTAGTAACCGAGCTAGTAAAGGTATACCAACAGGTAGCCAAGGATGTAGGTATAGAGCTTGAAGACTTCATGGATCTTTACGGATCACCCGGTACTTCAAACATATCCACGATCAAGAAGAGACTAGATAGAGACCTCAAACCATTCATGGATTCCTCTGATGGTGTAAGACTGGATGATGCTGGGCTGAATCGTATTGCATTTAATTGGGGAAGAAGAAAGGCAGTAGCCAATCTTGAGGCAGTAAGAGCCAAGGCAAGGACTGAGCTACAAGAGCGAGTCATAGCGGAGGACTTAGCAAGTAAGGCAATCACAGATAGCTTACATCTCTATGAAGATCTATTAGCTAGAAGATTTCCGCCCGCAGAGAAGCAAGTAGAGTCCATACTATCCAAAGCCAATGCGGTATCATTTGATACCTTAAAGGAATATGTGACGAGTTTACCCAACGCTGATCTTACCCAATCAGATATCCGCACGATACAAGAAATTAGTAAGCGTGAGGTAGAGTCAGTCATGGAGCAACTGATTGATTTACCTGGTGTAGCAGAGACCCAAAAGAAGGGAGAGCTACTCGATTCAATCAAGGCAATGGGCATACCTACCATCAAAGCACTAGCAATCATGAGAGCAGTACGGGAGAGTACTGGTCAGATGGCATTGTTTAGATTGAGCAAGGGCAGGATCGGAGAGAGCCAGCAAGCCATGATGGATGTGGCACATCAAATCGCCAAAGCAACAGATCAGAAACAATTAGATAAGATCATTATTAAGAGCGGAGTAGAGGGTACTCCACTTAGATACTTTGCTAGACTGAAAGCAGGAGAGATCATTGAGCGTGCGAACCTAGAGAAATTAAAGAAGGAACAGGAGATATATAATAAGATCGACCTATCCTTGAAGGTGCGTAGTGATCGTCTCCGAGCATCTCTTGGTGAACTTATGCCAGTATCTATACATGATGGTGCTGAGCTACTGACCATGCGTTGGGATGATAAGAGTGGTGAGTGGGTACGGGGTAAGAACTTTAAGGTGCAGTACAGGAATGGTAAGATCGTGGATCGTGCGAACTTTGTTAAGGTCAATAAGGAAACACTACGATTTACAAGAGACCCTGAGATGCAGAAGTTATACAGGGAGGAGCCATGGTTTGACCTCATGCGTGAGCAAGCACTCATGGCACTACATGAACCAATAGCAGATGAGTTCTTCCATGTACAAAGAGCTAGTTGGTTGAGCGGACTACAAGGATTGACCGAGCGGTTTTCCAAGCTCGGATACGAGGGCATGAAGCTCTCGCAGATGTCATCCGAGACAGTAGCTTTGTTCCGTGACTACTCCTCAAAGTCTCAATCCCTAGCACTACAATTCAATGCTTCCGCACAGCAAGTAATGGGGGCACTCAAGCTAGGTGGTAGAGAGTTTTACTCAGGATTATACCAGGACATTTGGTGGTGGTTTGATAACCATCCCGAGTATGCAGGCAATGAAGAGGAAGCATTTTCACAGCTATGGTCAAACCTCCGCAAGTATGCCAATGTACCGGATCGTACCCTCCTAGATACTAATGCTAGGAAGCTAGTAAAGAACATGATTGCCAAGGCATTGGCCGCTCGTGACTTCGAGAAGAAGATAAACATGGAGCTTGGTAATCGTATCAAGGATGATGAGTTTAAGGTACAGTCTTATATAGATGGAGAGATGGTAGACTTCTATCGTCGCCCGATTGATATCGGATACGCTACCATGCCACGATCCATCAATGATGGTTTGGTAATAGATACCAATGAACTCATGCAGTCAGTGGGCTGGCGTGGGGAAGCGGCAAGTGAGCTACTAAATGAAGCGGGTAGTGTAAAAGACTTAGAGACTATGGAGAAGATTTATAAGCGGATCTTCCCTGAGAAAATAGTTGGTAGGTTTGTGAGACCATTCCTCCACTCAGATGTAAGACAATCTGTATTCCGTGGACCCGCAGACTCCGATGGTCACAACGCATACATGGGTAATTCATTTGTAAGGGAAGCATATCGTCAGAGTGGTGGGGATATCTTTAAGATGACTGACATAATCTTTGATCGGGTATCAGAGAGTCAAACACTAGAGTCCAGACTGCAATGGAAAGCATACTTCCTTAGACAGATGGATGGTAAGTACATGGAGTTAAAGAAAGTAGCAGACCGCTTACTTCGGGATAGAGTACACCAAGGACTGAAGGACTCGCACCTCATGAGAAATACTCCACAGAGTTTGGATGCTCGTATGATGGAGAGTCGTCTGCCGAAGGAGTTCTTCTATTATACCATGTATGATGAGGTTACTTCCAGTATCCGCTTGGCTTTACAAGTAGCTACTAAAACATTTGGTAGGAATGGGGATAAGGCAGGTTCTGCATTTACTGAGGGGCGGGATAGTTTCGAGAAAGCACGGGGCAAGTTCAATAGGATCATGGCTCAAGCAACCAATGGTAAACATGATTCCCCGCAAAGAAGTTATACCAGGGAAGAAAAGAAAGAAGCTTACCGCATACTAAGACGGGAGGGAGAGCCTAATGCCGAGAAAGCATGGAATCAATTGTATGCCAAAGCAGTAGCACTTGGTGAATTAAACAAAGCAATGGAACACCTTGCTAGATACTACGGCAAGGACAATGCGGCGGGTCCTTACAAGGATGCGAACCTTCTACTTGAGTTACTTGGGGTTCAAGCATTATCCGTACTGAACAATCCGAAGTCTTCCTTCTGGCAGAATCTTGGTTTGTTTGAGTTCCCGATGGCTTTTCGTGGGTTAAACAAAATGGCAGGGAAGGGGACGGTTACTGCGTTAGGTAACTTCGTAAACCAGACATTCGGTGGTATCGCTGAGGCTATGGGTATGGAGATGGAGAAGACAGGACGCTATGCCCAGTATTTAAACAATACTCACTTTAGACTAGATGAAATGGATCTCTCGTTTAAGGAGTATGTTACAGGGCAGTTGGGGTCAGGTGGTGACATGGATGGACCGAATGCCAAGAAGTATCTACGGATGGTAAAGCGTGCCATGATGTTTAATAAGAGAAAGAATGTAGATGGTACTCGTGCCCCATTCGATTTCCTTACCGCAGTCAAAGGCATCTTTCCTTATATAAATAATGTGGTCAACCACTCGATCGGAGTAGGTGCTATCCACTCATACAACGACTTGGTACTGCAAGTTACTGAAGAAATAGAGCGTAGAGGTATTACCGAGTATGATGGCGAGTTCACCGCAGAAGACCTAGGCATGGGGGACAAGACTGGAGAGTGGATCATTGGTGAAGCAGACGGGTACAGAAGAATGAATGAACTTCTGATATCTCACGGCTTACCATCCGTTACCCGTTTAGCATTTGATTTCATAGATCGTAAGAAGGCAGACAAAAATGCTTTCCCGATTGAGCAAAGAACTGCGATACTGATCAACACGATCGCAATGGATCAGATATCAGGGGATGGGTTTAATGCAAAACCTGCCTGGTTGTACTCCAATGACTACCTAAGATATTTTAATACCTTCCTTGGTTGGCCTCTTGGTAAGATGGGTCGTGACCTTACCGCAGTGATCCGTGACTCCGATGATCCTACCACCACATACATAGCTTTACTTAAATACATCGGCTTACTATCTGCTGTGTATATGCCATTGTCATTATCCTTTGGTATGATGATTGATTGGTATGATGATGAGATGCTGGAGAAACCAAATAACTTGCCACCAATCACACCATGGGCTGCTCTTCCGATCGTAGGTATACCTATTGCCGCATCCGATCCTAACTTTACTATCTACTCAGTAACCTCACGACTGGCTAAAGCGGGTGTACCATTTGGTATGGGTACTGAGCTAATCAATGGTATATTCTCTAAAGGTGACCCGTATGGTGCGTCCCGAGAGCTTAGCTTGGATACTAGAATCTTTGCGTTCTCCATGATTAAAAATATTTATGATGCTTTTGGCACATGGATACACCAAGGTGAGTGGGATTGGGAGACAGTAGGTCGTCCGATCGCATACGGAGTGGGTGGTAATTCTGTCATACAAATGATGGACTTAGCTACTGCACAATTAGATATCGACTCCGAGGAGCGTAGGGTAGCAGATTACATTGGACTCAAGAACACCATCAAGAAGACAGCATTCATGATGGGACTAGAGCTTAGACCTCCATACAAGGGAGGAGGAAGACCCACCGGAGTAAGTGTAAACACCAGGCAAATGGCAAGAGCGGCGTATGCGGGTGATAGTCAAGGGTTCTTAGAGCAGTACCAGCAAGCAATGGAAGCCGCTAAAGTGGATGGAAGAGAAGACCCCGAGCGTAGCGTAATAGAAAGTTACAAGCGCAGGAGCCTAAAGACTGGAGTAACTAAAACAAAACTTTCCGAAAGGGAGTGGGAAATGATCCTGAGTGCATTAAGTGAAGAAGATCGCATGCGCGTACAACAGGCTGAAGCCTCCCATGAACACTACCTCAACTTAATTGGCGGTGGATATCGTAAACCTTCTATGCGGTCACAGATGAGACAGGAGGACGCGAGACTACTCGCTTTACAAATGATGATGCAATAATGCCAATCAAAAGACTAACCCCCGGTACGACAGAAATCATAGAGAAGAGTCGTAATGTACATTTTATAAAACACCAACTTAAGTCTACAAAAGAAAAAGATTCCTTTTGGGTACTACTCAGTTTTGATAGACACCACGACAATCCGAAGTCTGATAATGTCATGGAGCTTAGACATCTTCGACAGGCAAAGGAAAGAAACGCTATAATAATAGATGGAGGTGATCTATTCTGTGCTATGCAAGGCAAGTATGATCCAAGATCAGATAAGCGAGATGTAAAGCCAGAGCATCAGAAGGGAGACTACCTTGACTCATTAGTAAAGACTGCGGCAGACTTCTATGGACCTTACGCCGAACAGTTTGCAATCATGGCACCAGGCAATCATGAAACAAATATATCTAAGAGGCACGAGACAAACTTAACTGAGCGATTAGTTAGTATGCTTAACGATAGGCATAACACAAAGATTCATGTAGGTGGTTTTAGTGGTTGGGTAAAGTTTCAATTACTACTATTTGGAGAAGCAAGGTCGGTTAATTTGTGGTACCACCATGGATACGGAGGGGACGCTCCCGTGACTAAGGGAACTATCCAAACAAGTAGGCAAGCGGTTTATCTACCCGATGCTCACATTGTAGCTACTGGTCATACTCACAATGAATGGCAGTTCCCTATCCCTCGTATTAGATTAACTAATAAAGGGAAGGTATACCATGATGAACAACTACACTTGAAGGTTCCGTCCTACAAAGAAGAATATGTTGATGGCTATGGTGGATGGCATATTGAGAGGGGAGGACCACCCAAACCTACTGGTGCTGTGTGGCTTAGGATGAGTATGCGTAAAACCAGTAAGGATAAAATTGATGTGTGTGAGCCTATTATTGAGGCAATTCGTGCAAAATAGTTTGCCATGGTGTAACACGAAAAGGTAAGTTACAAGTATGCACCAACATATAATCGTGAATCATGATATCGGCCTACATTTAGTTATTTTTTCTGATAAGGCTGAAGTAGACCTAGTAAGTATTCTCGATCAAATAATAACAAAGCAGTTGTGCCATGCCTAAACCCGGATACAGAGACCCTAACGCCAAACCAAGGAGTAAAAGGCAGAGAAAATACCAGGGTAAACCCGAGCAAAGGAAAAATAGATCATCTCGGAATAAGGCACGCAGAAAGCTAAAGGGGTGCAAGGGCAAGGATGTGCATCATAAAGATGGCAACCCTCGTAATAACAAGCGTTCTAACTTATCATGCGTAAGTAAGAGTCGAAATCGTAGCAGAAAATGAGCGTGTTCGATAAACAGGACGATGATGCTAAGAAGAAATGCACCAATGAGTTCATATCTTTTTTAAAGAGGTGGGAAGCTGAGTCCGACCTAGAGAGTAACGAAATCCTGAACTGCGTATCAGAAGCTATAGATGAATTATACGAAGAAGAGGAGGACGAGGTTGAATTTATTTCAGAGATTGATCTCGATGGGGAAGAAGACTGAAGAGTATACGATCTACTCGGAGAGATTTAAGCGTGAGGTCGATAAAGCGCATCGTGAATTTTTTGAAAGGCGTGGCATTCCACTCCATAGTCTTGATGGCGATTTTATATTCGGATCCAAAGAGTTTAGGAAGCATCGTGCAAATAACCCTTCGTGGTCTCTGTTCGAGAATGACCCACCCATTCCGCAATCTTTTCAAGTGACGAATCATAGCTCTCAGTTTTTATACGAGTAACAAAAGAGTGTCGGAAGCAATGGAAGCTCTTCCCTTCTATTACGCAATCACCGAACTCTGATACATGCCCTAGAAATCTCTTAAAGTATACACTAAATCTTGATCGTCTCTTGGGATCATCGGCAAGCTCAGCCCACTCAGGGAAGCAATACTTCTTATCCTCGTAAGGCACTTCGCTAAGTACATCCCTGATCTTACCGCCTCCGATTAGTGGATTGTCTAGTGGTAGATTAACTCGCTTGTCTTGCTTCTCTGTCCAAACTGTTAGATGGGTGTCTGATATACTTGCCCACTCAAGCTTGGAGATATCTATGATCCTTAGTCCAGTCCACCAACCAAGCACGATCGCTTGCTTCATAAAGTAGGGTGGGTCGTAGGCGAGCATAGCATCATACTCTTCCTTGGTGAACGGAACCCTAATGTTCTTTTCCTTTTGCTGATGATCTAGCTTGGATAAGTCTACCTTGATTCCATACGATGGGTCTTTGGTCATGTAGCAATTTGCTACAGCATATCCACAGAACGAACGAATAGCGGCAAGCCTTTGATTGCGTGAGTTGGCATTCATATTGCCCTTCTCGTTCACCCAGTCCGATATCATCTTAGACTCAAGCTCGCTCAGCTTACTGATCTTTGCAGAGGTTTTAAAATTACTGAGCAATGTGGACTGAGTATAGATCGTATTGCCAGACTTTGATCTGACCTTGGAATAGTTATACCACTCGTTCACGCAGTCCTGGAAAGATATATTCCTATCCGTAATCATGGTGGTAAGGATTTCCTTGGTCAGTAGGTTTCTCTTAGCCAACCCTTCAGCCTGTTCGATATCCTTTGCAATAGATGTAGCCTCTTTCTTGCTAGTCGTTTGCAGTGATGTTGTTCGTCTTTTACCCGATGCAGTTCTGTACTGAACGGAGTAAATACCTGTCTTATCTGACTTAATTAATTTCATTGTTACACTTCACTAAGTGTTACTTTACTTCACAATGTCAAGCAAGTTTGCACGGGTTGGTTTCTTATACGCTCCTGAAACTTTAGCATATTATCCATGCGTGATCGTCTGGTCCTTGGGATACCTTTCTCTCTGCACTCGACTCTATGAGAATAATCTGGAGCCATGGAATCGGCAGAGTATAACATATCTCGCACATCGGAAAACCCTAGGGCTGTCTGCTTTAATCCAAACGCATGAACCTTGTAGTCGGTAAGTGGACCGTAGTGGTCATCGAGTAGCTTTAGTATCTCCGCAACTGACTCAGGATTATTATTCCTTTTGCATGTAGAGCCTATACCGATCCACTCATAAGGACGATAATCACCCACGATTTCCTTGCACTTGCAGTACATCTGCCAATGCCTCAAGTAATCATGCGGGTCATCACCTTGCAGTACAGGCATGACGGGCACTCTTAGTCCTTGTATCTCTGCTTCCTCTAAGATCGCAAAGTATCGCTCTACCGTCCAACACTGATGCTTGGTAATAGTAGCGGTGAATCCTTTCTTGCGTTGTGCGATTAGCACTTCCGGCTCACACATATAGTCCTGCGTGACAATACATGCTAGGTTTCCGCAGTCCTGTAAGCGTACGGCAAGGCGTACATACTCCTCTGGTGTCTGCACGAATTTACCTGGTGCATGTTCACCTAGTCCGATCTGTGAGAACGCACCACTATCCAACATCCATCTGTTTACTTTGAGTGGTTCTTTTCTATTCCTTAATGAGTATGCGTTCATCATTGCCGCATCTAGTTCGTGTACCCGCTTGGGGTCTTCACATCCTACGAAGTATTCCTTCATTCTTCTCCCTCCCTCCAGTTGCCATCGCGATCGAAGTATCCACCATGTTTCTTGCAATACTCTTCTTGTTCTTCTCGTTTTATCTTTTCATCCCACTCCCTTCGAGCTTTCTCACAAGCTCCACAGAGTCCATCATCCCATGCAGAATCTTTCTTTCCGCATTGCGGGCATGCATATAATTCACTCATATTATTACCTCCTTACTATTACATCGTATCCGTCAGGTAGACCTCTGTACTTCCATCCACCAGGCTCAAAGAATGTCCAGTCCTGACTTATTTTATATTTATCTTCCCATTTCATATAACCTGCCTTCGGAAACTTCATTCCCTCGTCAGTTAATTTTTTAAGTAGAGCGATCATTTCATCAGTATCCTTTATTGGCTCCTTTAAGCCTGCTTGCCTTATGTCATATACATATTCATGACCACCGACCCAATGAGATCGAGCTATCCTCTTGGCGTCAGACCTATCCCTTGCCTCAATCTTTACAGAATCGACCACTCTTTTTCTGCCACGCCTGTGCTTATTAACTAGGTCTACTTGATACTTCTTTACATTTGGGGTGATATATCTCAAGCCCAGATAGACATGCTCCACCATGCTCCCGCGGAACTTATATGGCACACGGGGAAATGCATCATAGTTCATGCACCTTTCGATCGCTCGGCTCTGATGTAGGTCTCGGATCCGTATATCTATATGCTCCCATGTCTCGGGCTTCTTGGCTTTGTACATTTCCTCGGCAGACCACCTCGCGCAGTATACATGACTGAATGCGAATCCATTATGTGTAGCGTATGCTTTCTCCTCATTGTCATCACTAATAGCATAAGGACGAAGGGCGGTAGGGTGACCACAATGGTCAACTCTCCAGCCTGTGTACTTTAATCGATCATACAGATGGTAAGATGGCATATCCCCCTCACTCTTAATCCATTTAAGACCGGGTGGAACGCACGACTCTTTATCTAACTGTAAACTCAGGTCCAGTTGGCTCACCTTTAAGTCTCCTTATTAACCAGTATGTACCATTTAGGAGTCGCTGTCTGCGTCCCCACTGGGTGTCTCCGTAAGCGGCCCAATATGGTAAACCACCTTTACCGTCATTCCCTGTGATCCAACCTTGCTCTATCTTTACAGGCTTATACTTAGGCATAGTCTTCCATCTCCTCTAGTAACTCAGCCACTGCATCCTGATCCTCCTTGGTGATTCCTAATTCCTCACCTGCCGTGATAGTCTTTAGCTTGTCGAGTAGACTAGGCCACTTAGCTAACAACTCAGCCTCGGTCTCCTCGGATAGATCAATCTGACCACGGAGGCTTTGCCACTGCAACATATGCTCACCAAGTATGGATTGCTTATCTACTGTGATTACCTCGTTATCTACCTTCTCGCCATGCAGGGCAATGGTTGCCGCATCTTGCTTGGAGCATAGCTTGTCGAACATCAACTCATCGAGTGACTCAGAGTGTAGGTAGATGTAGCAGTTCACATCCTTGGGTGAATTAACACGATAGCAACGACCCACCGTCTGATCGAATACACCGAATGCCCAGTCAAGGGACATGATAATCATGTTGGAGCATTGCTCAAAGGATAGTGCCTGGGCACACTTATTAGACATGAATAGTACAGGTACTTCACCTGACTTGAACTTCTCTGCCGCACTTGCCTTATCTGAGTTGTCACCATTGATAACCGTGTACTTGATCTTAGCTTCCGATAGCCTGCGTTGCATCTCGTTGAGCTGGTCAATAGCCGCACCAGCAATGAGTACTTGCTCACCCTTGGATAGTATATTGTATACATTTTCAAGAGCAGCATGTGTCTTAGGTGTGTAGTCTGTACTGGAGAACAGATTGTATGAACCTTCTGTACGATTCTTACCGCATGACTTTGGATTGTTACCAATACCACGCAGATATGCTAGTTGAGTACCATACCTAGTCATCTTGTTCTTGGTCTTAACATGGGCTGGGTTCATGTAGTGACTGTAATTCTGTCTCTGTTCCTTGGACATCGGCACACTAATCTTGAGTACATTTAGCTTAGGTAGATTAGGATTACATCTATCCTTGGGTATGAATGCCACCATTGGTCTAATCAGCTTGAGTAGCTTAGCTTGCTGACTGATCTTAGGTGATCGCTTAACCGCGGCGGGACCTTTGCCAGCTTTCTGATTCATCTTTGCTTGCGTATGGTCGATCTCCTTGGTGACGAACTCATCAATGAAGCCACCTCTGCCAGTCATCTCATCCACTTTGTAAGGCCAAGCGGCATTGGATCGATCACCGAAGTACCAATGAGGTACACTGAGCCAACCCATCAGAGAGAAGATATTCCAGATCATATTAGGTATAGGAGTAGCAGTCAGAGCGAATCTGTACTTAGCTTGCAACCGGATGAAGTTCTTGGTCATCTGTGCATCAAGGTTACATATAGCATGTGCCTCGTCCAAGATCACCATGTCCCACATCTCTAGTCCGATCTCTGTTGCCATACATGGCTCAGATACACAACGGATACATACCTTCTCACCAGTAACTGCACCCTTATTGAGTACGGGCATAGTGCGTTGCTCACCAATACCGAAGTGGTAGTTGTTTCGGTCACGGGTACCGATGGCATCAAACAATGGTGGTACCTTTATCTTCCGTTCCTCGAGGTGTTCACGATACTTAGCCTCTGGGTCTGGGGTAATGACCTTGCCTGCCTCGTCTTTCTTCTTCTCAAACCAAGCGTTAGGTATATGCTCCATACCACCACGAAACATAGCATGGTCATAGGTGAGGAAAACCCCATAGGGTAGTTCACCACCATTCTCATTCTTTAGTTTCTCATAATCACCTGGCGTGAATAGCTTGTACACAGGAATATCGGGTGCGAACTTCCTAAACTCCTTAACCCATTGAGCATGTACCTTTGAGTCCTTAGATGCCACTGTACCCTTGGGGGCACAGATCAATGCACGACCGGGAGCTTTCATCATGACAAGTGATATCGCAATCAATGTCTTACCACACCCTGTCTCGGCGGCAATCAGTGCAGAGTCAGAGCATGATGCAGATGCAATATACTTCATTTGACCTGGGAAAAACGAGAACTTGGGCTGAGCAGAATGCTCCATATACCTAAGTATATCTAGTCCATCGTTGTATTTATCCATGTTGTCACTAGCTACAGTAGGTACATCAGGTCTCTCGAAGTACTCCCATATCTTTGCCTCATTGATATCTGTATGAATGGTAGGATGATCTCTGAATCTCATTGTCCATCCTCGGTCATCAACAAACTGCAAGGCATAGTCATTACCCTTGAATGACATTTGGTGTGTACGAGTAGCGATCTGCTCGGTGCTTTCATCGAAGAGATACTTCTCCTTGGTGAATGGTTCAACGAACTCAATCTTCTTGGAGACAAACTCATACTCTCTGCCTTTAGTTAGCTGAAGTCCTGAGAACTTATCATCTCCTTCTATGTGTACATCCTTTATACATTTTAGTTTCTTGACCTCCTCGACATACGCAGTCAGCTCGAAATCAGTAGGCTTAGTAATAGGTCGTGCGACCTTCTTACCCGCTTCCAATGCTGTCTCGATTGCAATGCGAGCATCCTCTGACATCAAACACTTGGGATGATTGAATAGCTTACTCAACCTCCGATAGTCCGATAGGGATACTACGAGTGATATGGGGGATCTACCTGCCACAATCTCCAGATCCATCTGCAGATCGCCAGGTGCGGTTTGTGGGAACGATCGGAGCTTACCGTCCGATGTTATCTCCAAATCATAGATAGCCATTTTCTTATCCTCACCTCAATTACTTGGGCGTTTATTCCTTTCTCTTTTAGTTGATTAACAATATCTTCAGCATCTTGTTTGCTGAAGGTTACTGTACCCTCGGTACGATCATCGCATAAGCAATGACCGTCCGAGGATACCAAGTACCTACTTAACATTATATTTCGTGTTACTTTCTATTAGTTGTTGCCGAATATGCTCGGCATAGTTTTCTTTCTTTCTGATTGTTCCGCGTGCCGCAGGATGAATTACAGGTATAAAATCTATACCTTCTTTACTTAGCTCCTTCTGCACCTTATTTCCCAATGCTACAATCTGTATGATGTCACCTGATCCCCATCCGCCCTCTTTGTTACGGTTGTCGATGTTACGGATAGTGGCTCGTGGCGTTTGCTCTGACCATGTTTTTGTTCTACGGTCAAATTCTGGCCACCAATTAAGGAAACTACATTTCTTCCTTGGTATGCCACATGCGTCAAGAGCATCAAACAACTGCTTGGCGGCAAGCCTACCATCTTTCCAGGTTACATTCATCTTGATTGCTAGGTTGCTTCGCTTTTCTCCCACGAACAAGTATTCCTTTATTACTGGCATTTTTCGTTGTATTTATCCCATGCTGGTTGAAGCTCTGCCTCGTCCCAATTTTCCTTACCCTCCGTGATGATTTCATCAATATCGAACTCAGACGTAAACTTGGTGAAGACATTGTATTCCTCTTCGGTCATATCCCTCACTTCATATACGCTTACAATCCTGTCATCAGACCAGAAGTCTCCATTCTTTTCATCAATCCATCCTGCGCCATATTGCCAGCACAGGTATAAGTTCTCCCAGTTTTCATGCCATTGCTCTTTGGGTTTGGATGACTTTATGGGCACACGGTCATAGTATTCGTGTTCACCATCTCGGTTGAAGTCTGTAATTAAGTAATAATTCATTTTTCTATTTTATCTGTGTTCGCATCGAAGTATCCTTCGATTGTTTCTTTCAGTTCGGATATGTCAGTAGGTAGGTAGTTCGTATCCCTAATAAGGTTTCCGTCCTCATCCTCCCACTCAACGCTAGTTAATTCAGTGACCGTTAAGTCCTCGAATATCTCGCCATGACCAGGTGTTGCGCCCCAGTATCCGAATGCTTCGTCTGGGCAGGCTGGGGTATAGCTATACTTCAATGTGCCAGCACATGTGAATGACTGCCCCTTGTGTTCCACATCGAGGTCTTCAAACTCATACTCACTCATCGTAGTGTGTACTCCTTGGTGAATGGATTGATATGTATCTTGTCGATCAGTAGGAACAATACTGCTTGCTCAATAGCCACAGTATAATTGATCTGACGGAATGGTATAGCTTCACCTGCCCTCAGTTTAGTCATGGTTTTTTCTACCATTAGCTTACTGACGATCTCCTCCTTGCCTGTTGCCAAGCGAGTGACGATCCAACCAGGGCGCTCTGTTCTAGGTGTGATGCTGTACTCCGATCCTGTAGGCGACTTGAATGTCTGAGGCTCACTCATTTTTGTCTAGGTTCTCCTGATTGGTATCCTTCTGTACACTTATACACTCAGCACCCCATCCGGCGGCTAGCTCCATACCCTCACGCTTCAGCTCACGAGGATCAGTCTTCACGCTAATGAATGTCGTGGAGAATAGTTCACCTGCCTCTATGCAGTTCGCTACATATCTTATCCTTTGGGGTGGGGTATCCTTTATGCCCAGAGTAGTCTCACATATCTTATCGAGATATCTATTGTAGTTAGGCATGGATGGCTTGTATCCCTTGAGTACAGGTAGTCCGTGCTTATCTCTTGCGGTAGAGATATTCATCATGAATGCCTCATAGCTCCCGCGGGTGCGACCTTCATACCTCTCAAGGTGTTTGTTTCTATATTTAGTCTTTGAGTACTTCTCCTGCCTCTCTTGATGTCCGAGCATCACAGTATAAGTATTCCAGAGGTCTAGTATCTCTGCCTTTTCGTATTTCTTCTTCATTTAGTACGATAGCGATGCAGGAGTTATATCTTCTAGGAGTTTGTCATCACCCTCAGTCAGTAGGGTACGCAAGTTGTGGTACTCACTGGTCGGAGTGTTACCGAATGAGATATCCACGATAGGTATAGCACCATCCTCGATATCCTTCTCAGTAATACCACACATCGCATTGACTTGTAATATGTGGTTGAACACCTCGTTCTTCATGTCTTCCGGTATCAAGCTGAAGTCTACCTTACATACTGCAGTTTGTGTAACAGCCCGCTCAAGGAACTGCTCGCCCGCAGACTTACCAACCTTCTTCCCGTCCTCGTCATACTTTACGCCGATCTGCTCGATCTCGTGACGGACACCATCATCGAATGGTTTATAATTACTAGTCTTAACGGTCACCTTGACGGTATGCTTCTCACCATGCACCTCACCCTTAAACTCAAATCGCTTAGGTCTATCCTCTGAGCGATTAGCTAAGAGCCTCTTTCGAACAACACGCTGTAAGTATTTGGACTGTTCAACCAAACCTGTGCCATCCTTCTTTAACTGAGTGCCGTGATAGTGGTTCTCGATCGCCTCTTGGATAGCAGGGTCTGCATCCCTTGTGGCATCAATGACTACTACATTGTCACCTGATGATGTTTTCTTTATTCCTGGGGCAGAAGCTTTCTTCTGCCTGTATGCGTTCATATCCATTATATGATATCCTCTTCTATTTTTATGGGGTTCATCGCTCCTCGTTCTATATCAAGGAACACACCCCTATGGTTTATTTTGCCCCACCGCACCATACTCCACACGATTTGCAGAGCCTGTAATGCGACGGCGTTATTAACAAATAGGTCTTGCCTGTAGTACTGATCGGTACATGAGAAGTCATCCTCGGGTTCATCCCCGTAGATTAGTTCATCATTCTCGGTATATAGATTGGGTAGCTTGCCATTGAATTGGCCAAGTAGTACCTGACCCGATGACTTGGCATTACCGCAGTCGATCATGTATGTACCTTTCTTATGCCATGACTTAGCGATTGCTTCCCGTGACTTGACCGTATCCACACAGGCAATGAATAGGTCTGTCTTATCTGACGATGGTGCTTTGCTTGGTACTGCTCGCCACCTTGTATGGTAGTAGAGATTGATACGCTCGCATAGTACCTTGGCTTTATTGACACCCACATCGCATGGGTAGAATGCCTGTCTGCCTACATTCTGTTCGGTTACTGTATCTGGATCATACGCAGTTACCTGGAATGTAAACTTGTTCAAGCTCTTCAACGCATGATCTATACGGGCAAGTCCGTTGAGTATATGTGATCCCGTACCACCACATCCGTACACTGATATATTTTCTATCCGCATATCCATTCTCCTAGTGTTAAGTCTTTTTGTTTTATTTTATTTCTTGGTGTAGGTACTTTGTTGAACCCACTCTCGTAGAACATATCTGTCCACTCCTCCCACGCATCTAGCTTATGTGCATACTCTTGAGTGAACTTAGGCACACGGCATAGACCCACATTGCCATGACCATAGTGTGTATCCACATTGGAGTATGGATTCTCATATAGCTTGGTGGTGAATGTCGGGCGGAATGCTTCTTTCTTTGAGTACACACAGATACGCATGGCGTTGGCAGATACCATGAACACTAAGCCTGGGTGTGAGTACTTTACCTTCTTTCCTCGTACCGTCATTGGTCTAGTGCATGGGTTCTGATACCACATCAAGCACTTATCTGCTTCGTACCACAGCATACACTCAGGGAGTACCGCTGGCTTTGAGAAGAACTGATCCTGTCGAAACTTGAAGATAGTATCTACCTCCTCTGGGGATAGTGTCCTTGCGTTGCCCCACTTGTTATCTTGCTTGTCATAGAGTAGGCAGGCTGGACGATCTAGTGTTGATTGCTCATCCTCGTACACCATCAAGCAATGCTTTGCATTAAACGTACTGTATCTCATGGCTTATATATTTGATTAGTTGTGCGAATGGTTTGAATTTGTTTATGATCTCCTCTGCTTCGCATAGTGTATGACATTCGGGCATACATGTTTGATCTGTTGTATTCTCATTGTACTTCCATAGATCCTCGTACACCTTCCATGTTAGATCATCCCCTTGCCCCTGATCTCCCGGCCTTGACTTGAGTGAGTCGAGTACATGGTCTGGTGTGTAAGCATAGTTGTAATTGTTTAGCACCATACGCTCTAGTCGCTTGTCCATCCATGGCTCTCGCCAACCATACCAACAACAATAGAATAGGGGGTGGTAGTCCAATGACCCATCTTCTAGTGGCAAGTGGTAACTGGATGAGGCATGCTCTATACACTCAGTAAGGATGCGATGTAGCACAGGTGGTACACCTTTGGGGATATCCATTAGCTTTGCATCGAAGCACCACTCAGGATACACGCCTGTCCTATATACCTTAC